AAATATATTCTATATACATATCCAGATGTATGTGAATTATTAACCCTTACAAGTAATTGTTTCTTTTTAGCGTCTGAGTCCCTTTCCCAAAGCCCATTAGTTTTTTTCCAATCAACAGGTATATTATTTATAAGTTTACCATTAACTATTCTAGGCTTTCTTTTATCCTTCATAAGAAGTAGCTCAAAACCTAACTTAGGTATTATATATTCTAAATTCTCTTCTGTAATTAATTTACCAACTTCTTTATTAAAATCTGTAATTAAATTACTATATTTAGATCTTTCTATATATCCGTATTTTTTAGTATAATTTTTATAGTAATCATTCATGCCAAAATGACATTTAAATCTATGGTTTCTTTGCATTATAAATCTGTACTGTTATTTTCCCTATCTTCTGGGATTTGTTTTAAACCTGCTAATTCTTGTACTATTTCATTTTTAATAAGATCTATAAAATGAGGTTGTAATGGATATTCTGAGTTTAATTCATCAAAACAAATATCCTCACTTTCTTGGTTACAATCACAGCAATTTTTATAATCTTTTAAATCTAGTGGATTTTCAAATACCCCAGTAACTGTAACACAACTAAGTAATTTATAAGCATTACTTAAACTAGTAGCATATATATGATTATCTACATCTAGAAAAGCATATATTCCTCTAGAAAATAAACTACCTTCTAAAAAAGGAATACGCTCTTTAGTAGTAAAATTAAATGGTATATCAGTTCTTCCAGTTGGTTTTACACTTGTTATAGCAACTCTAGAATGTAACTCTAAAGGTATAGGAATAGGCTGTGTACTTTTTAATATTTTAGGACAATCGCCATTACATTCATCGCCACTAACTAATTCCATACTCAAACAAAAAGTTTGTTGAATAGATATATCAGTTTTTTGTTGATAGTTATTTAATTGTTGTCTAAGATATTTAGCTCTTTTTATATTATATAAATATACAATGTATCTGTTATCTAATTCAGAATCATCTGCATACTCCTTTAAAGCCTCTCTTACATCATAGACTATTTCTTCTAACTTTGCCATATTATTTAAAAAATAATCCCTCCCCGAAGAGAGGGAATTAGTAAAAGATCTACTCCTAGTAGATACTATTAATTATATATTTCTTTCCATTTTTTATAATTAGTATTAGACATTTTAAAGTACTTGTTAGTATCTAAACATTTCATTAAATGCCTTACTGTACCTGAACTTGTAGTAGTAGTCTTAACTAATTCTAAATTTTCTCCACCTGTATACGGTGATGTGGCTTTTACTTCTCCATTTAATACACCTTTATGTAATGGTGCTAAAGTTTGCTTAGATAATTCATTGTAAACATCTTCTAATAATCTAACGTCTTGTTCACAATACACAATCATTTTTTCTAAAGCTTCTTCATTACCTTCAAATACATCATCCCATAATTGCATATCAGTTTTAATCTTACGACCAATACCCAAGTAATCTCCTATATCATCTAGCCTATTTGAAGGAAACTTATGCCCATACCTTGCTAATTTTAAAGTGTCTACTGTACTGTAAGATGGATGTATATTAATATTATTTGCCAAGGCTCTTGTTTTAATCCAAGGTAAATCAAATCTATCTCCATTATGTGCTACAATAAAATCAGCTTTATTCATTTCTGGAATAAACTGTTTTAATAATTCTGTGTCATCATGGTTTTTATCCCATCGTACTGTACTAACTTCATCTTCTCCAGACCATTTCCATGATATACATATAATTTTTGGATGTACTTTAAAATCACTGTAGTGAATAACTCCTTTATATGTAGGTCTCCATGCCCTTGCTAATCCATAAGAAACTTCTATATCATAAAATAATATTTTAGTTTCATCTACAGGTTTAAAAGTCGGTCTAGCTTTTAATTCATCTCTTACCTGTTTTAAAGCTAATTTACAATTTTTAGTTGTAGTAGTAAAGCCCTTTTTAAATAAAGTGTCTCTAAGTCTCTTTCCTCCTTCTTTAAGATAACCAGGTTTTTGTCTTAAAAACTCTTTAATTTCATTTAATTCCATATATTAATATTTAATATGTTTATATTTTTCCTTTAGATTTTGTATCAAAATCTATACAAAGATAAGAAAAATATATGACAATTCCAAATTAATTAGGGATTATTTTATAATTAATTTAGTTAGAGCCTAGTACAAACCCTAATAAAAATGCAGCGCCAGGTAAAATCCAATTAGCAGTCTTAGCTCTCCTTAATTTTTTAGCTGATTTTTTAATATCTTCACTAAGCTCTTTTTCTTTTTTAAAAGACTCTTCTAACTCTTGTATTGTTTTAAGATTAGAAACTATTAACTCATCTAAGAGCTTACTTTTTTTTGCTAATGTAATCTCAGTAAGTTTAGCTTTTTCTAAATCTTTTTTAATTAGAACCGCTGCCTCTCTTGATACTGTCAGCCCTTCTTTCGTACTCTGCGAAAAACTGGATAAGCTCATCATCAGTATACTTAGTATTGTAAATTTTTTTAACAGCATCATCGTATTCTTTATCATAATTATCGCTTTTTTCTTTAGTTGCTTTAGTAAAAACATACAAAGTTTCTACTTTTACTTCTCTTTCTTCTCTAAGAGTATCATAATCAGATATTAACTTTTCATGGTTATTTTCTAATTGTTTATAGTATTTATATTTTACAATTGCTAAATTTATAAAAAGTCCTAAACCTACTAAGAATGAGATAATAAAAACTCCTAATAAAATTTTAAATTGTATAGATTGGTTTTTTATATAATTATATATTAAAGATATCATATTAAAAATCTATTATATTGTGATCACAAAGTTGTTGATATGCTTTTTCTCCAGGGCATTTAGTATTTTTAAAATGCCTATGGGAAGTAAATGCTTTAATTTCAAAGTCTTCCTCTTGTTCATCAAACTGCTCTAAAGCAGCTCTTATTTGACAGGCTCTTTTTAACATTATTGGTGGTAACTCTTTATTTTGAAAATTACCAACAAATGCTATTGAAATAACTATACTGTTTTTTCCACCTACACTAGGAGTGTGATCTTGAAAATTATTTAATTGTAATACTACTCCATTAGTATGAACAGATATAGCATAGGAACAACCTAGATTAAATCTATTATCTGTAATAGTACATAACTCTTTACCAGTTGTGCCTTCTGACGTAACAGTGTGGTGAAATACTATATATATAGGAGTAGCACCATCTGACTTAGCTAGTTTTCTAAGCCTCCTTAAATCATTTGGATCTACCCACTCACTAACATCTCTAAACATATTTAAATTAGAGTTTTTTGGTTCTGGATATATACAATCACAGTGTTCTGCTGTATTATTATTTATTGTGTCTTCTATAGACACAGTAATACCTATAGCTATAGCCGCTGAAGCAGTTAAAGCTATTATACCTCTTTTAATTTTTTTAGTCAAAGCCATCTGCTATTTCTTCTTCTAGTTGTCTATCTGCTAATTTTTTTTGAGATTTATTTTTTAAAAAGGCTTTTATCTCACTAAAAATACCAACTATAGACCATATACTTAAAAGTATATTAGTTATTAATTCTATGTCTTTATTAGTTATTATCATTTTATTTTTCAAATAACCCTACTAGTCCCTCTATTATAACGGTTAATACTGCCGCTAAAGAAGCAATAATAGTCCAAGTTAAATACTTTCTATTTTTAGAATCTTCTTTTTGAGTTTCTTCTGCAAAATACTTTTGATTTAGTTCAGCTAAAGATAAAGAAAGATTGTCTAATTTTTCTGAAAATTTATTATTCATATCCTCTTGATTTTTTTCTATAATTTGGATATGTCTATAATTATGTTTAATTAGCTCCTCCGTTGTAAATTTAGTAGGGTCGATTTCATTAGGTAGCTCACTTTTCATTTTAATGTATTAATTTTAAATTTATATTAAGTTATCATGTATAATCTTCTAGTTGGAGTAGTTACTCCTTGAAGTGTATCTAAATTTATTCCCCAAAATCCAACCCAGTCAGCTCTAGTACTTACTGGACCATTATCACCAGTATCAGTAGTAACTACACTTAATGTATCATTGGATACTACATCAACAGTTGAAGTAGAATTAACTGAAAAACCATAAGTATCTTGAGTACCTTGATTTCCTCTACCATAATTTGAGTTCTTACTTATTTCTAAGTCAGTAGAATTTTTTCTAAGTTTTCCCTCTCTGGTAAATCTAGTACCACTAGCAGAATCATAAGAAGCACTTATGTTAAATCCAGCAAAAACATTCATAGTTTTTTGAGCTGTTATAGTAGTGTCATTACCTTTTACAAAAGCTGCTGAATCATTTTGTTCTACATCTCTAACTGCATTTATTACAGTAGGTGTTGTACCAGATAATGACTGTACTCCAGTACCATCTTTTGATTTAAAAGTTTCTACACCGTCATTTAATTCTACTACGGTTACTGCAATTGTTTCACTAGTGGGTATATCACCATCAATATCTGCACCACCTAATGTAGTTGGAGAAATACCATCTCCCCTCCATTTAACAACAGTCAAGTCTTGATTTGTAGAAGGTTCAATTAAAGTTATAACTTGTCTCCCTATAGCATCAGAAACAGCATTTCTATAATAAAGACACATCATTGTATCTCTTTGCACTACTCCATCTAAGGCTGCTGCTACCCATCTTTGAGTTCTTGCTCCAGATGCTGCTCTACCCTCACTATAATCCCAAATAGACACTAAATATTTTTTATTAGAACTTAATGTAATAGCATTACTTGACAGAGGTATCGCAGGGTTATTAATATTAAGTTCGTTTATAGTTACAGTATTAGGAGTAACACCACCATAAAGATTGAAAGTATCGTTATGAAAATAAGCAGCGATGTTAGCATAGTCATTTTGTTCAAATATAATACACTCCATTGTAGTATTTAATATAGAACCACCTAAAGTACCTTCACCTGTTCTAAGCCACTGGATATCCATGATTAGGTCTGTAACAGAAGCATTAGGTTTTTGAATACTAGTACATCTTACTACTTGTTGTGAATTTGCAGTGTTTCTAGAGTAACTACCATTTGTAACAGCCAAACCTGGTTGATTTCCAGTACCTCCACCAGTAGCAATGGCTCCTTGTCCTACTAAAATATTAGTTCTGTTATTATTAGTAGTCTGGAAATTTATAGAATGTGTATATACTAAAATACAATCAGTTGGTATATTAGTAATTGTTAATGTGCCATCACTTCCAAAATTAGTAAAAATAGTAGGGTCATCATTTCTAAGACTTACTTGATTAGTAAACGTATTAGAAGGTATTACTGCATAAGCTGTAGTTGCAGGAAAATTTGTAGATGTACCTCCTTCAAATCTAAATATCTTCATTAGTCTGGTCTATAAAATATTGTTACATTAAATTCAGTAGCACTTCCTACTGCTGTTATATCCATGTTAACAAAACTATTAATTGGTATTGTATTATCTGTAAATCCTGTTGTTACAGATGTTAATGTACTAGCTGTTACATTTTGTGTTGCTAAGATAGTATTATTAGTAGATGTTGAATCAGTACCATGTGCAAAATCTACGCTAACTGTTCCAGTACCTTTTCTACTTAACACTATTTTAGTGATTGTTATTGCTTCATTTGTAGCAAATAAAGTAATTTCTTCTACTTGAGGGTCTTTTATTGAAATAGATTTGGATTGAGTTGGAAGAATAGTCCATCCACCATCTGACCTTAAATATCTATTAGTTGTCCCTTCTGTTGCAGGTACTAATCCAGCAGCAGCTGTAGTATAGGGTTCAAGTAAAACTCCATTACCAGCAGTATTATCTATTCTTAATAAATTAGTAGAAGTAGCTAAAGATAAATCAACGTTCAGTCCTATTATATCAAAACCATTTAAATCTAAATCTCCCCCTAGTTGTGGAGTAGTATCATTAATTAATTGGTCTGGTACAGAACCTGTAAGTAATGCTAGTCCTATGGTACATACAGTACCCCCAGCACCACTGATAGTTCTAAAAGTAATTGTATCTCCAGCTACAAATGATTCACTTATGGTAACTCTTTGTTCTGTAGTATTACCAGTTATTTCATGAACAGTGTCTACACCATTTTTAACTAAAGCTATTCTAACGGTACCTGTAGGAGCTGCTTGAAAAGTAGCTGAAAGTTCTATTCCTGTACAATCAAATCCTACTACAACTCCTTGTCCATTAGTGGCACCATTACCAAATGACCATTGTAAACCTCCATTTTCGGATGGATTTAAGTCATTATTCATTTCAGCCCAAATCATAGAGTATCCTCCACTACCTCCTCCAGAAGGAGCTGCCCATGTCCCATCTGCTCTAAGAAAGTTAGTTGTACCTCCACCAGATGCTGGAACTACACCAGCTAAAGCAGTAGAAAAACTGGATATAGTTGCATTACCTCCAGCAGAATTAGTTATGTTAACTAAATTGGTTAATGGTACAGAACTTAAATTAACCGATGTTACATAAGACTGTAAGTCACTTATCTGAGATTCAGTTATAGATAAAGCTCCTTGGTGTTGAGTAACACTAGATTGAGTTATATTGGCATCTGGTACATTAGCCCATGTAACAGCCTGAGTTAAATCATTAAGTTCTGAAGTTAAATACCTACCATCTAAACTAATAGTAGCCCCAGCTAAACCAACACCTGTTAATAATAAATCACCAGTAGTAGAATTAAATGAACCTCCAGAGATATAATCAGTAGAACCACCTCCAGCTTGTAATATATTTGTCCAAGTTCCTGCTGCATCTTTAAATTGCATTACACCAGCATTATTTCTAATACCAGCATTATTTGTAGGAGATGTACCTGCATTTGATGGAAACATCCAAAAAGTAGAATCTTCATCAGTAGTCCAAGCTCTTGATATACCACCCCCTATTGGCTCTATATAACATTCTAATGAAGTACCGTCAGCTCCTCTTTCTTGTAATCTTAAAAGTACTCTTTGTGCATTAGCACTAGTAGTCATCTCAAGTCCTGGGTTATCTCCAGGTCCTCCTTGTAATGACAATCTACCATCTAATCCAGTTCCATAAATATTAAAAGCTCTAAGATTAGATACCCCAGTTCCAAATAATGCAGCTCTAGATGTAATAGAATCTACACCTGTTATATCAAAATTTTGAGCGTCTAAGTTACCTCCTAATTGTGGGCTAGTATCTTCTACTATATTATTTAATCCACCTCCACCAGATACAGTAGCCCAAGTGCCATCGCCTCTAAGATATGTAGTAGCATCAGCAGTACCAGTAGCATTTATATCAGATATATTTACAGATAGCAAATATGCTTGTAAATCACTAATATCAGCTTCTACTAAAGCCCTTCCTACATAACCAGTAGTGCCATTAGCCATTAAAGCAAATCTATTGGTATTAGTAGCTGAAACTACATCTGTTAAATTTACTAAAGAACTTGGTATAGATGGTGTACCAATTAAATCTGAGTAATCTCCTGTTGTAGCTACTGTAGCTAGAGTTATACCGTAATCACTAGTTAGTGTACCAAACCCAGGAAAAGAGGTTACATCTCCAACATATAAAAAATCACCATCTGTAAGTGCAGTATCAAACTGAGCTTTAGTACCAGTTATACCTACTATAGATGTCTGGTCTCCTGTATTTACACCTGATAAATTACTAAGGTTAGTAATATCAGTTGCAGTAATATTAGATGCTTGACTTGCTGTAAATATTGGGTCTGTTTCAGTAAAACTTGTTAAATACCCAGCCAATGCGTGATCACCCCAACTAAATGCAGTATTCCAATTTGTACTATTATCAGTAAACCCATAGTCAGCTAAAAGAGTACTAAATCCAGGAAAAGATACTTTAGCTGTATTAGCAACTACAGAACTATTATTACTTACTTCAGTATCAAAATCAGTAATTTCAGATGCTACATGTGTATGAACGTTATCGGCTTTATCATTTAGAGCATTTTGTAAATCTGTTTGATTTGATAGTGTACCTTGAATAGTACCCCAAGTTGCTGTGACTTCATCACCTAATGTATCACCAACTATAATTAAATCATGAGGTTGGTCAACTAATGTATCAGCAGTTGTACCATTGTCACCCTGTCCTATATCAACTGTAAAGCCAGTAGTAGTTTTATTTCTAACATTAATGTTAGTATCAGTCCAACCAACACCCATAGTCATAACTCCACTAACTGCGTAATTAGCATTAGGTTGAGGTGTATCAAATGTATAATTATAAATACCTGTACTACCTTTAGTTACAGATATCCCATCAGAACCATTTACTGTACCATCAGCTTGAACACTTATCCGTGCAGTAACTAATGCAAATGTAGAAGAACCTACAGATAAAGGAGCTTCTATAATATTACCATTAGTATCAAATACTGCATTTGTAGCAGGAGTACCTGTAATATTATTTTGTCCATAATCAGTAAAAGCAACGTTTCCGTTTTCTACTGTTAAATTACCTACTACTTTTGGCATATTATCCTTGTATTACTACTCTATAAGAATTTGTTGATGGAGCTGTATTAAAACTAATTGTAACTGTATTAGAAGAAGTATTTTCTACTTCTGTAAGAACTACATCATTTGTACTAGCATCAAACACTTGAGTTAATACATATTGATTTCCTAAGTTATGAGTTACTACTATATCAGTAGCTACACCATTTCCAATTAATTGTGTAAAAGTTTGAGCTGCATTAGAACCTCCAACATACGCAGCTAATTTACTTGGGGTTACAAATAGTTTTGCTCCTGACCCTCCTACATCTGTACCAGCATTTACTTCTGCTTGAGTTGCTTCTTCAACTAATCCTTTCTCTGTTTCTGAAGCATCTACTATTTCTGGTATATTTTTATTAACTACAGTCCAATTAGCTAACGTACTAGCCCCGTCTACTTCCGCTATTATAACATCTCCTACTTCTACATCTTCTGTATAGAAAGTCCCAGCTACAGTTACTGTATATGTATCTCCAGTAACTACTCCTGTACCAGACTCTAAATTAGGAGTATTAGTAGATGCATTATAAGAACCCTTATAAACAAGACCACCAGAAAATGCATCTATATCTGTTTGTAACTCTTCTAGAGCAGCTTGTACATCTGTAGAAGCTAGATTACCAGAAGGTGTTACAGGTACTTCTGAAGCATTTTGGTCTGCTGTTGCTCCTACTTCTACTCCATCTAATTTAGTCTTATCCTCAGAAGACATTACCCCATCAGTAGTTGTTGTAGCTTGATTAAGAGTAATTTCTTGTCCTGAAAGACTAGCAGATTGTTGAGTTGCATCTCCAGCATTTAATGTTACAGCATCATGTGATTGACCTTCTACGGTATCAATTCTAGTTTCATGATCTTCTAAAGCTCCTTGTACATTAGTTTGAGTATTAACTGCGGGACTGACTGGTACTTCACTTGCATTCTGATCGTCCTTAGCATTAGCTTCTATACCATCTAATTTATTTTTATCAGCAGCTGACATAACACCAGCATCTGTAGAAGTAGCAGAAGGTAACACCGCATTAGCTCCAGTATTAGAGATAATAGTAACTGTAGTACCATCAGTACTAAAAGATAAATCAGTACCTCCTGTACCTTGATTTCCTAAATCTAACCAAGATGTTCCATTCCAACCATAAAAAGTTGTATCTGCACTATTGTAATATACTTGTCCTAAAACTGGTGTAGCAGGGGGAGTAGCCAATACTTGAATAGCTACATTAAGTAATTGATTTTGTGATAAATTTAAATTGCTTAAAACTGTTATTTGAGCCATTTTTTATTAGTTTAATGTTGCAGTCCCTGAAAAGGGAGCTGTAAAAGATATTGTTAAATTATTTACATCTATGTGATTAACACTTCCTAATACAATGTTACCAGATGTATCTATAACTGATACAGAGGGAAACTTGTTTAAGTCATGTTGTATTGTCCAAAGAGCAGAAGGTGTGTTCTGACTAAAAGTAAAATTTTTATCTCCTATAATACCAGAATTACACGGAGCACTGTCATCAAATCTTATAACTTCAAAATTATAACTATTGACTGGCTGTGCCATTGTATTATCTGTAATAGTTGTTGTTACCTCATTAAAAACACCATTTATTCCAGTATTAGGTAATTCAAATTCTACTATTAAAGAATTATTAAATGATACATTAGTACTACCAGTAAAAAACGTTTGTATTCCATTAGAAGTATAAAATTCATTTTCTACTGTCCCACCTGAAAAAGCAATATTAATTAAATTACCATTAGTGGAAAATATTTCAAATACTACTTTAGTAGTACAACTACCATTAGTTATTGTAGGTCTAGATATACTAAACTCACCTGGGTTTATAGTAATTCCAAATTGTGCCATTAGCTTACAAAAATACCTGATCCAGAATCAGCAATTGAAAAATTAAAATTAGTTGTCTCTCCGTCAGTATCAGTGGGATCATTTTCAAAAGTAAGATTACCAGCGGCTATATCAGAAAATAAAATAACTTGATTAATTACTACTGGTACATTATTAAGTAGTAATGTTCCAGAAGAAGGTAAACTGTCTATTCTTAATAAGGCAGGGTTATCATTTTCAGGATCACTATACGCAGGTGTAGTATTAGTAGTAAAATCTGCTGATGTAAATACAATAACTTCTCCATATTCTATAGTAACAGAGTTATCACCTACTTCTGTAGCAGGAGAATTTGAAACTGGGGCCACTTTAAAAGTCATAAATGCCTCTAATCCAGAGTACTGTAGTGACCCACTGTCAGCCACATCAAATTTAAAAGTACCTGATATATACCCATCAGTATTTAATGGATCAGCTTGATAAGTTAGTAGTCCAGCTAATAATTCTACACTTGTAACATCTCTAGGTACAATTGTAATTGGTGTATTGTTAAATTCTAAATTGCCAATGTCTGGTAGAGCTAATATACGAATACTACTTGCAGGATCATCCTCTGGGTCTGAATAAGACGGAGTAGTATTAGTAGTAAAATCATCTATCGTAAATACATACTCAGTGTTATGATCCAAACCTATTAAATTATTACCTATTTGATTAGGAGGTTGATTATCTTTTGAATTGACTGTTACAGTAAAAGTTGCCATTATTTTTTTATTATTTTAAAGCGCTTTGTTTTATTTTCTTTTTTTATTACTAAAATATAAAACCCTTTATTAATAGAATTTGTATTGATTACTTTATTTGTTCCTTCTAAAACAAGCTGACCTGTAATAGAATATAATTTGTAACTATCTATAAAATCATTTAGGTTTATTGTATTACTAAATGGGTTAGGATACATTTTAAAATTATAAAAAATATTATTATCTATTGAAAGAACATTTTCTAATGTTTTAAAATTAATTTCTTCTATACTACCAAAACTACCACCTTCAAATAATATATTATCATTATTATCTAAAAGTTTATAATTACCAGGACCTTGACTACAACAAATACCATCTCCAAAACGGTCTGTAATTATAAATGAATAACATTCATTATTAGTAAGATTTAATTCATAGTTAAATGTTTTATTTCTATCTGCTTGTTGATAGTTATTTTCTTCTAGAAGAATATTATTATTAGAATCTACAAATTTCCAAGTAGTTTCTGTAGGCCAATTATCTAATGTTATTTCTAATTTTATTATATCTGTATCTATAATCTCCCCTCCTATATTAATAAAATTATTTTTAACCTTAGATATTTTTTTACCTTCATTGTTTGTAATAGTTAAAGCTACATTATAGCTTCCAGACTCATTGTAAATATGAGTTATATTTTGTCCAATATAATCTATATTACCATCAGCATTAATATCCCATTCCCAATTAACTGCTCCTACACTAGTATCTATAAAATTAACCTCTAATGGACCTTCACATATTTTAGTAGTGTCAGCTGTGAAATTAGCATTAAAATTTGAACATATCAAAGTACTTCTAGAAGAATTAGCTACTAGATTTACTACTGTTAGTTGTCCAATACTTATAAAATCACGACATTCTTTTCTTGAATAAGACATGATGTTGTGTGGGTCTGGATTATGTGGTTGTCCATTGTTATCTAAATAATTATTGGTATATATACAATTAAAATTAACTTCTCCAGTTAGTTGTGGATCACTGGGAGTGTCTTGTACTCTATCTCCTTCAGTGGCACCATTAGAACCGTCTGCTAGTTCATTTGTAGCATTTTTAGTATTACTTGTACCATGAGTATGTAATAAACCAAAAAAATGCCCCATTTCATGAGTTAAAGTACTTCCATTAGTAGCACACGAATTAGACATAATAATTCTTAATGGGCCACCAGGATAATAAGCATAACCACATAATGAGGAGCCGTTAGAGCTTGTTACATTACTAGCAAAATAAATATTAATAGTATTAGGTATATCATATGCATTACCTATCTCTGTTTCTTCAAGGCCCTGATTAAAAAAATAATAATTAGAGTTATCAATATAGTTTATTTCTTGACATATAAAAAATTGAATACCTGCTGGTAAATAATAGTCATTCATTAAATCTATCTCAGATAAAAGATTATTTAGATTTAAGTTTGTATTACCATTGTTATCTCTAATTATATGTATAGTTAATGGGTAAAAATTAGGCACGTCATTATGTACATCAAATGATAATACGGGTCTTTGTAAACTGTCAATATATTGAGCGTGTCTAGTATTAATTTCCTCATCAATTACACCACAGGATTGTGACCATGTAGCCAAGCTAATAAAAAAGGTAATTAATAAAAATTTAATTTTCATGTTTAGTTAGTTTTTTTCTAAGTCTTTTCTCTTTTCTTTTTTGTTTTCTAAGCATCCTTTGTTTGTAAGAGCTTGGCTTATATCTAATAACCTCAGCAAACATAGCTCCTGTAAATGCTCCAACTGTTCCTGCTAAGATGTCATATTTATCATATACACCATTACCTGTGGTTTTTTGTAAATGTTCAAATCCCCAACTACCTAATGCACCTAAAGCTGTTGTAACAATTACTCCCTCAGAAGGAGTTAGATTAAGTTGCTCTACTGTGAAGTAGTAAGTGGGTACAGCAAACAATCCTGTTGCTACATAATGAAATTGCTTATCTTCTTCAAGAAGTCTTTGTGCATTTAATGGTAGCGACATTAAAATGAATAAAATAAAATATAAAAATTTAATATTTCTCATATAAGGATACTTAGACTTACGGTGATATAGCTAGAAAACCACCATCATTCCATAAAGCTCCAGAAACACCTGGGTCACTTGTTGGTAAGTTATTTATTTTAACTATTTGAGTTGTTAAATTAGCATCAATAACAATTTCACCGTTATCAGAATCTATATGAAGATTTACTGGAAAACCTCCCATTCCAGAATTATCACCCATCCAAATAGAATTAGGAGAGTCTATAGTTATTCCTCCTGTTCCATTAATCCCTGCAAATGTATTAGGTGCGGAAATAGTTATTGAATTTACAAAATCATCTGTTTGAAAAAGTATATTAGTAGATATTGCATTGATTATATTAGAAGTACTTCCTACACCATAATCTTCTATAAGTAACCCAGCTCTACCTCCAGCAATATTACCAAAAGTATTAACTAAGTTATTAGTTCCAGGGCTACCTGATTCAGTTATATAAGTAAAACTGCTACCTCCACCACTTGGAATTGGTTCTGTAATTACATTTCCAGAGGCATCTACCGCTAAGTAGTTGCTAGCAGTACCTGTGAAAGCATCCAGTGTATAATTGTCAAGTTGTAATTGTCCAGTATTTTTTAGAAAAAGTCGGTTAGTACTTAAATCAGACTGAATTCTTAATCCATCATCTGCAACTATGTTCCAAGCACCAATGGTATTGTTTCTAAGTTCACTATTGTGAAGAAGCAACGTACCCCCAGAGAAAAAATCATCACCGTAAGCCACAAAGCGTCCTCGGTTGGTTAAGCTATTACCAACATAAATAATTCCCTCATTTCCTCCTCTACCAATTGATGCTACTTGTAATGGTCCTGAAGAAAACCTAAACTGCCCTGCACTATTATTATCGGCATCAACAGTAAAGCCAAAAACATTTTCATTTGTAAAAAGGCTAAAACCTTGTACATCAAGATTTTCACCTAGTTGTGGGGAAGTATCTTCAACAACTGCGTTAATACCCGATGGTCCTATAGGTATATCTAGAATTTTATTACTTGGAGTTACTGGAATTCCATTTACTCTATATTGATTTACAATGTTTTCAAAAACTTTAAATTCTAAATTATTTACATCTAAACTAGAGTTATTACCACCACCAAGACTATCCTCAGATCCAACTATAACAAATTTATCTTGTGCAAATACACCTCTTCTCATGCTTAATCCTCCACCAGCGTCAAATGAATTTGTCCAATTTATACCATCATTAGAAGTAAGAATAGTATTAAATGTTTGGTAATCTCCAGCAAATGCTAAAAAAACACCATTTCCAAAAGTCACTGTAGTAATATTTGCTACAGGTAAAGTAATCTCTTGCCAATTAACTCCGTTATCTTCAGAAATTAAAATGACATCTGAATCAAGCGTTGCTACATAAGTACCATTACCATAAGCCATATCACTTATCCTAACTGCACTTGGTAAAGTTCGTTGAGTCCAGTTTATACCATCTGGAGATGTCATAATACCATTTACATTTGGTGTACTTGAAGGAAAAAAAGAATAAGCAACATATAGATTATCTCCATATATTATACCAGTCCAAGGTTGTACAGGAGCAGTTCTTACAGTCCATGTAATACCATCTGATGAAGTGACGACTCTTTCTCCAGTTACACCACTGTTTTCATCACTTACAGCTACAAATAAACCATTTCCAAATGTAATCCCTTCTAAATCTTTACCTAACGTATCTGCTCTTTCTATCCATGTAATACCATCAGTAGAAGTCATTACACGCGTTACTGTATCAAATCTATCAGTTCCTACTAATACAAACACTCCATTTCCAAAGGCTACAGATCTTGGAAGTACTTGGGATGGTAAAGTTCTTGGTGTCCAACTCTCTCCATCTGATGATGTCATTACATAATCTAAAGCAGAAAAATTCTCAGTTATAGGACTTCCAGTAACAGCCACATAAGTATTATTACCAAAAGCTATATCGTTCCATTCAGCGTCATTTACTACAGGAAAATAATTAGCATCTAAATTAACAACAGTATTATCTGAAAATCCTTCTAAAGTAACTGACTTTTGATTTCCTATTATATCTTCCCATGCAGTAGTTTGCTGTGGTACATCAATTAAAATTCTACTTCCATTACTAGTAATAGTAGATTCTCCTGATACATCAATAGATTTAAATTCTAATACATCGTCTACCTTTTGTTTAAAAATAGCTTCTCCACCACTTCCTCCTTCTGTATAACTTACATTAGAGTCTAAAGCAGATGGTATAAAACTACCATCTGATAAAGTTTGAGAGGCAGTTGCTAAAACTCCTTTATCAGCAGAAGTACCTACTAGATCAGAAGTAGCCCAAGTAGTGGGATCAGTATCGTAATTACCCATTATCCAAGTATTACCACTAAATCCTACTCTGATTGCTACTTGCCAGTTACCAGGGGTAGTTTCTCTATAAAAACCATTCCATTGTGCATCTTCTTCAAAAATGTAATCAGCCCCTGATTGATTTATACGACCTTTATTAGGCATTAAATCATAAGTACCTACAAACTCTGTTGTAATAGATCCTGATACATTAAGAAAGCCAGATACTATTAGTTGTTGAGGTTGACCTCCTAAGTCAATACCTGTGACTTCTGGTACCTCTTGAGTAACTTGTCTGGATATTTTTCTAAGATTTTTTTGACTGATTTGATTTTGACCTCCTGTACCATAAGTACCTTTACCAAATCCTTCTAAAACATATACTTCAGTAATAGGGCTATCCCCTGAATTATCAATAAACTCTACAAATAAAACTTCGTCATCTGCTATAAAAAAAGAATCACCATCATTTATTTCAGTAACTAAAGTAGCAGGTTCTAAATTACTTACAACTCTACTTATTACTTTAGGTATATTATTTTGATCTAATGTACCAGCAGGATTTTGTGTTCCAAATACTATAGATACATCATCAATAAAACACTGAGAGTTATTATTTCTAAGATCTATTGAAATTCTAGTTATTTCATCAGAAGTTAAATTAAGATCTGCTTTTGATATTAATATAGTTTGATAATCACTAGAACTATCTATAAAGCCAAATCTATTATTTGATATGTTTATATTTCCAGATACTCTTCTGGCACCATTAAATGCTCTTACTCTAACTGAAAATCTGTTCTGTGTAAATTTCTTTTTTATTTTTAAAGATAACGCAGACATGTCTTCTACGTTAACTGGTATGTCATTTATAAAATCTATTCTATCATTTCTAACACCAAAAAATACATCTATATTATTTGTACCTAAAGATGGGTCTTCAGTAGATTGTAAATCAATTCTAGTACCACCTGTTGTTTCAGTTGCAGTCCATTCTGTAGGTTCTCCTAAGTTTTCATTAAATATTGTTATTTTTGATACACCTGCTGGCTCAGTTGCTCCTGCTGGTATAAGTACTTCAGTAATAACTAACTGACTATCAAAATCAGGACTTGGTATTTGTGGGTTTACTGCTGGAGTACCTTCAGTAAAAGAAATAACGCCTTCATTATCTATAGTAATAATATCAAACCTTGGGTTAGATGGGTCTGCAGCAGGTAAAGTTATTTCTGCTACTATAGGAGATATCTCACCAGTAGTAGGGTCTGATGGAGGTAATACTTGACCATCAAATACATATAAATCTACTGATACATCAAAAATAAGACCCTCTCTCCAAGCAGCTCTACCAGCTATAATTCTATCTGTAAAAAACTGCAAGGCATATAACTCATTAAAATTACTCTGTGCTTTAAGCCATGCATTTCTATGAAAGTCACCATCTTGGCCATTAGGTGTTCCTAAATTAATAATTTCTTGTGCCATTATTATATTTCATTACCGAGCCACTGCTCTTCTGTTATTTCTAGTTGTGATATTGTTAGTTCTGTATTATCGATAGTATCTACAGTCATGTTTTCATTAGATACCATATGAAATCTATTTCTATTTCCTATTGCAGGATTTTTTGCAGATGTTATATTAAATAAAGCCATTTTATCCTATCCATATTCCTGAACCTTCATCTCTAGCTTCAAATTCAAATACATCAGAAGCTATTGCATCTTCATCTGGTGCAACATGAGTAAATTCATTATTTAATATTTGTTCTCTTGTAATAATTGTTCCAACAGTTATAGGTATTCCCCCAAGTAAATACTGACCTCTATTTGCATTAGATATATCTACTATTTTAATAGCATCTATTAGATCATTTTCTGGATCATTATATGGAGGAGTGAGGCCTGCAGTGAACATAGTTAGTGTTAAAATAGTTTCTGCCCTGTTTGGAACATATATAGTATTATCTCCAATATCATTAGGAGGTAAATTACCTGTATCAGCAACTACATTACTAAACATTGTAAAGGTTGCTAAATTTGAATATAAAAAATTAGTATTATTATCTGATATTCTAAATGTAAAATCTTCTGTAAAGATATCATTAGTTGTTCTAACATAAGTTAAACCAATAGTACTTAGTTGTGATAACCCACTAATATTTATAGTTATTGGAGAATCTATTATAATATTATTATACCTCAATTCTCCATTTACATTTGCTCCTGGATTTATAATTAAATTTTTATATGAATCACCATTAGGATCTGAAAAACCAGCTATGAAGTCATCTAGAATAAAAGTATAAGATAAATTTTCTTCTAGATCCTCTGATTGATTTAAAACTACAGGTGGTAAATTTTGAGTTTCATTAATATTAGAGTTATCTGCAACTATTACTTTATAGTTACAAAGATCCTTAGTACTATTTTGTAATTTATCTAAGCATCTTTTAAACTCTACTATATCTTCATCAAATACTGTATTACCTAATTGCTGAACATTAGTCATAAATTCTACTAAGTCAGCTACCATACCGTACATTAAAACCCTTTTAGGATTAAATTTACCTAATTTTTTAGCTGCTTTAACAGCTTTACTCATACTAGCTATATATACTTTTTCGTTATGCATTAGGAGTAGTATAATAATTTGTATTTATTGTATTACCATATGAGCCACAGTTTTCACATTCATTAGAGCAGAATACTTTTATAGCATCTATAAATGTAAGAATTTCATTTATAAATCCTTTGCTGACAGCTATTTCTAAAGCTCGTATTAAACTGTTTAAATATAGTAATTCTTCATTATCTTCTTGTAAACAAGTGTTACAATTAGTAATTTCTTTTACTTTATTAATTAAACACTCATTATATCTTGTAAGGTCTGCTACAGCTACATTAGATAGTTCATCTGGATCTTCAGCTTCTAAAAAATAAACCCCATCAAAGAAAGGTAAACTTACATCTGATAGGGTTATAGTGATATTTTCAGTAGCAGATGCAGTTAATTTTGAAGACAAGTCTATGGATTTACTGTAATCTTTATATGTAGAATCTGTCCAAAATCTTAAAGTAGATACAGTAGCAGCATCCGTAATAGTCACATCTATCTGACTTCTATCAGAAGATATTTCAAATTGTGTAATTTGCATCTTTATTTTAAATAAAAAAGGGCAGAGGTTTCCCTCCACCCCTTATATTAATATTAATTGTTTTACCTTTTTATTATGCTACAGGTAAATCAGCAGGTACATTACCAGCTCCTAGAATAGTTCTAAGATCTGCTAGTACAGCATTAGTAGCAGCGTTGTTAGCTAATACATCAGTGCCTTTATCTACTAGAATAGTAATTACTTTTGGTTGCTCCTCAACTGAAGGAGAACGTCTGCTAGACTTGTACTTAATATGAATTACATTGTATACACCATCAGCAGATGCATAAAAAGGAGTTCTTTCAGTAAAGTCTACAGGATAACCTGTTTGTCTATAAACTTCATATTTATAGCCTTTAGTAAACCATTCAAGATTAACAGCATACTTACCAGTACCTGCACCTGGATTATTACCAGATTCAATAGTAGTACTTAAAGTACCTAAGTTTTCTCTTGCAATAGAAGCATTGTCAAATACTTTAGCAGTAACATCAAATTCAATTTGACGACCTACTATTTTACCTTTTACTACTGGTTGAAATGCCCCTGTAATAAGGATATCAGTTTCAGTAGTATCAGGAGTAGTAATAACAAACTCTCCTTGCCCTCTTTTTTGTAAATTGTAATTTAAAGAAGCTACAATACCATCTCTTACTTCAGCAGCTGAAGCAGGGGCAGTAGCACCAGATACAAAATACCCAGAGATAATTGCAAAATTTTCAGGAGATAAAGTTCCCCCATCTTGAAATAGTCTAATTTCTACTACATAAGTAGAGTTAGCTACAAGGTTCCCATCAAAGCCCTCAACACGTACAGATTTCTGTACTTCTGGGGCATACGTTTTAAGGATTACATCCTCTACCTTATCAGCTTCTACTACGTCTGAAAATTCATAGTCTAAGCCCTTTGAACTGTTACCAGCAGTCTTTTGTAGAACTTTAAAGTTTACGCCAGCAGCTGGGGCAGTTCCATCAGATGAAAGGATTTTAATCTCTTGGTCTGAAGCAGAAGCTATAAAATCAGCTAAGGTAGTTTCTGCAGCTACCGCATTACCAATAATAAGCTCTTCTACTTGGTTTGGTCCAAATACACTCATTTTAAAATTAATTTATTGATTATTATTATTCATTTCTATTATTTATCTGTACTTTAGCTGCTAAGTCTTCCTTTCGGTAGTCAGCAGTAGCTAATTCTACAGCTCTATCCAGTATTTCTGGATGTATACTAGGAGAAAGAGCACATTCTACCTCACTAGTAATGTTATCTATAGATAGAGATTCATCAGGAAACTCCGTCAGTAAATCAGTCAATATAATTGGGCTGGGATACTGTACATATCTATATTTATACTTTGTTATAGTGTAAGGTGATATTAACTCAACATTCTTATAAATACCTTGATCTTGATAATCTAATCTCCATATAACAGACTTATCTGGTCTTTTAAATGGGTTATCTTTTTGGTTATTATACTCATCATGAGTTTTTACTTTGACACTAATCTCAGTACCATTTACACATTTGTCAGAATTACTAACTTCTGCTTTTTCTTGTAAAATAATAAACACATCATTATTAATTCTAAAAAATTGAGAGTTAGTTGAAATTCCTTCATCTAGATTAATTTCAGTAACAGAGGTTGCGCCTTTTATTAATTGATTTAAATCATTTCTTCTTTTACTACTTGCTTCAAATCCATCTTGATATTTATTACCTAATGGATTAAAATAGTTTTTAATGATTTGCAATTGGGCTCTTGTTAGATATACAGATTTTTCATATAAATCTAAGTTAGGCGCAGCATTACTGGCTATACTATTATATCTAATATCAAACTCGTTACTGAATTCTAGATTTGTCATTATTTATCTTCTAGTCTTGCTTGGATAAGATGATATACTTCTTGGTTTTTATCCTCAGCTAAAAATCTAACAGCTGTATCAAATGTTGCTATTTCACCGTTTTTGCATAGTTGTAAACCGTCTACAGTAACATATTGATTACCCTCTTTGATTACAACTTTGGCATCAATAGCTTTATTTAACATGCTTTTAATTTCAAAGTTACTATCTTTAATAACTGATAAAAACTTAGAAGGTTGCTCATCAACAATAGTTTGAACTTCTGCTTGTAACCATTTTAGTTTAGTTGATTTAGCAATAGCTCTATTAGAAACTAATCTTAGTACAGATAGAAGTTTTTCATGATCATCTTCAATTTTACCATACATTTTAAAAGCTTCCATTTTATCATCCAAGCCTTTCTTTTTCTCTTCTTTAACTTCTCCTTCTCTGGTAATAGCAAACTTATATACTTGATCTAAGTTTCTAGATTCCCAATCAGGGGCAACTTCTTCAGTAGCCATTAAAATTTTATAAGAAATATAATCCATCGGATCAGATAGATCAAAATGATTACTTGAATCATCTTTTCTTAATGTTACAAAGAAATCATAGAAAAAGTCGTTATATACTGATAATTTTAAACCAGTTACTCTTTCTAAGTATTCTTTTTCTTCTGCAGTTAAAACATTAGCAATCTTACCATTTCTTTGGATAGGTGCTTGATATTTAATCACTGCTTTGTTTAATAGTCCTCCAGATATAACATGATTCTTACCAACATTGGCTGCCATGCCTCTCTTACGAGGAATAAATTTTACAATTACTTTTTCATGTGGTAAAGTAAAAGCACTTTTAGTTGTTTCTTCCATTTTTTCTCCCTTTTATAATTTAAATTAAATAAAGTAAAGGGAGTCATATAGACCCCCTATACTTATATATCTTTTACAATTAAGCTGCTAAAAGATTTGGTTTTAGAGTAGCAGTTCTAGAAGGGTCTTTAACCATTGCTCCTGTACCACACATTGCTGTCATGATAGCAGAATCTTCCATATGCTGCATAATACCACCTTTTCTACCAGAGAATGGGTCTCTAATACCTGCTTTATATCCTCTCATTTCATCATCACCACGGACTTTGATTTTTTGGATATTAGGCTCTTCCATAGATCCAATATAAAGGATATCATAACGATAAGACTCAGCTACACCTCCATTTGGATGGAATATCTTGTTTCTTACTTTATCATCATACATTGGGTCGATCTCTAACATTACATGGATACCATTAGGAGCTTTCCACTCTGTAAATTGGAATCCAGCAGAGAATGAATTACTGTGGAATTTGCTACTTGTTGATTGAATAGCATTTTGATTTGTATTATCAAATCCTACAGAAGTCCATCCAGATGCTTCGTTAGTTACTGCTCTATGGAATTGGATAGCACCACGCTCTCCAGTTCTTAGCATAAATTTTCTTTCACCAAAATCTAATTTACCTTCTGATAACTCAGATAATAAATCTTCTAGCATAGCAATAGAGAAGCGGTTATAAGAAGTAGTATTACTAACTTCCATTTGCTCTCTAATACCAGAACCAGCTTTGATTTCAATGTTAGATTTACCTTTATTTAAAAAGCGTCCGTTTTCATCTCTGTTAGTTTTACCAAACATTAATGTACGAGCTTTTACTCTTGACATCATTTTTTCAAACTGCCAGTATACTTCCTGCATCCAAGTTACGGATGAATGAACTTTACCACTGTCTGGGTCTCTAGTCTCAATACCTGTAAAGAAAACTGGCTTAACTTTACAATCAATCATTGCCCCTGATACTTTATGCTCAAAACGTAGTGTAGATACACTATTTCTAAGTAAGTAAGGAGATGTGAATGCAATACCAGCACCTTCAGTAGATAGTTCATCCTCAACATAAGCTGATTCAACACTAAATCTAACTCCAGATACTAAGTCACTTCCAGGTACACCACCTAAAGTTTCTTGACCTCCAAAAATTTCTACTTGGTAACGATAGTTACCTCCATCTTCTGTTGGTTCACCTAAGATACGATACTGATATAAGTCAGGCTTATTACCACCAATAACTTGTACTTTAGTAAAGTACTTCTCAGCAAAGATTAGGTCAATTACAGTTCTACCAGCCCCAACGTTTGAATCGCTAGACTGTACTACAGAACCTTGGTACTCAGCAGCCACAAGTGCAATATTACGCTCATCACTACCTACAACCTTCCAAACAAAATCGTCGGCAGATTCTAGTACTTTCTCAGGGAAAAGTGATAACGTAGTATCCAAGTTTTTCATCCCAGAGTTCTGTAAAAGAACAGTAGTCAATGGCGAAACTAATTGCGGTTGACTACCAAAAATAGCACCAATATGATTCTTTAGTGTTAATCCTGACCAAGCTTTACCTTTGGTCATTACAAATTTACCAATACTCATAATTTAATTAATTTCTGTTTATTTATTTTTGATTAAAATACTAATTCAGAACCTATTCCACCATAACTTTCTTTATCGTCTAAAAATGCTGGTCTATCACTTCCAGTAAATTTATTTGATCTTAAAGCTCTTTCTAATTTTTCAGATGCTTTTGAAGTAGATTTGTTAACTATTTTATCGAATTTATTAAATCCATCAGTTAACTCAAATAGGTAATATAATTTTGTATCAAAGTCAATAGGGTTTTCTCTTCTAGTTTTCATTAACTTATTCTCAGCAACCCCATTATGTTCACCTACAATTTTAGTGATGCTCTGATACACTTTGTCTTGCATATTTTTATTGACTTTACCCAGACCAGGTACTAACTCTTCACTATTATAAATAGCATTTTTTAAGTCGTTGTCAATTTTTTCTTGTTGTTTTGCTAGAGCAAGTTCTTCAGCTTGTCTAGTTTCTATTTGTTTAGCTAGTCTTTGTTGCTCAAATGCTTTTAAACTTTCTAAAGAGTCTCTTGCATCTTCTAATACTGATTCTTCTCCTAAATCTACAGATTTGTTTAAAATACGCATTGCTTTAGATTCAGACATTCCTTGATTAATATAATCTTGTAAAATAATCTTTTTAGCTAAATCAATATTTTCAGTTAGAGTATCTTCATTAATATTTTCTAACGAATTAACAGTATTTTGATACTGTTGATATTCAGCTAAAGAAATACCTTTTTCCAATGCCTCGTAACCATCCTCTCCTACTTTACTTAGTAAATACTGTTTTGCTTGATTTGATATCTCTGATTTTACAGCATTTACTAAATCTTCTTCAGTTTGAATACTATCTTTTTGAAGGTCAAGAGAGGGTAATAAGCCTTGTTCATTTAGAACACTTGCAAAGGAAGAATATAAATTGGGAGAATCGTCTTTTGGATCATCACCCTCTTCTTCTTCACCTTCTTCCTCAGCTACTTCCTCTGGAGTCTCCTCCTCACTGATAATTTCATCTTTTTTTGGATCTTCTTCTGGATCCTCTTTTGGATCTACATCAGGTGGAGTACCACCTTCTTCTTCTTCTAGATTTTTTAAATCTACTGGATCTAAATCTAAGTTTAATTCTAGATCAGCATTTGCAAACAAGCTCATATCTAGCTCGTCACTGTTTTCATTTTGTTTCATACTTTTCTCCCTTAATTTTACAAATATACTATAATTACAATGTTAAAACAAACATTGTTTATAATTTTTTTTATTATGAATCAATAAACAATAGCTATTTTGATTCAGTTTTCTTTTGTTTTGACACTTGTATTTTTTTATCTTCTCTCTGCATTTTATCGTTATGCATTTTCATTTCTTGGTCAAGTTTTATCATTTTTTGTAGATGATCATTCTTGATTTTTTCTGAGTCCAACTGAAATTTTTGTTCTTGTAAAGGGTCTTCAATACCATCTACATCTAAATCATTTTTAGTTTCTGCTATTAAAAGTTTTGTTTCATTATCTCTAATATTCTTTCTTTCATCTAACAGTAGTTTTTCCATTTCTAATTGATACTCCTGTTGCTGTTTTTCTGCAGCAAGTTTATTTGCCTGTTCAGCTTGAGCGCTATTTTGAGATCTGATTTTTTCCTCTGCAATCTCAAGTTTCTTACGCATATCCGCAAGAGATGGACTAAAAAATATATCCATAATAGTACCCATGCTTCCACCGTTTTGCATAAATGTTTGTGCATTCATCTTTAGCATTTGCTCTAATTCTACTGCTTTAGAAGAACTAGTAGCTACTAGACCATAATCTGCTTCAGCAAATTCATTACCTTCTATATTCAACATTTGAATAGTTTGGTCGTCTAATATATATTGTACTTTTTTATTGTTGCCTCTTAAAGCTATTTTAGCAGTTTCTAGAAAGGCTTGTAAAACTCTTATTTTAAACTTCTCATGTTTAAAAAACCAATACTCTGTAATATGTGATGATTGATTTACAGATCTTTCTACACCAGAAGCAGTCTCATTTTGATGGATAGCCCCTTCTCTTTGTTTAGTTACACCAGCAATTTCAGACATTTCCATTTTAATAAATTCTAATAATTGGATATGCTGTTGTATATAACTACCAGTTTCCATATCAATAGCTCTGCCACCTTGGCCATTAAAACCTCCTGCTAACTTACCAGTGGCTGCTCCTTTATTACCTTCTTTAAAAGAGTCTACTACTGCTATTTTATTAACTACTGCAAAATGTAACCATTTCTCTATTTCCCAATTAGCAGGTACTTTAGCTAAATCTAATTCAAATATTTTACCATAATTAGTAGCAATGGCTTTATTTAATCTGTCCCAAATTACATCATACATATATTGGTAGTTTTTCATTCTATCCATTAAAGAGACAGCTCTACCTTGATTAGTATTGTATATTTCTCCTATTATACCTGGGTGGCAGTAAGAAGGGTTATTAATTCTATTGAATTGTACAGGGCGAGGTCGCATTTGTATATAAATGTCTTTACCAATTTTTGTACCTTCCCACCATTCATTAACCCATAAATCCTTTGATTCTTCGCCCAATTCTTTATTAGGTATATACTCTTCAGATTTAATTTTGTATTCAACTTCCCCATCTTCTGTATAATATTTTACTTTTTTTATTTTCTTTAAGGATTTCCAATAAACTCTTAATACTCTAATATTACCGTTTTCATCAGTAAAGTTAGAACCAAAATGATGACCGTTTATTTCAGCCAAAGAAAATATATTTTCTACAGAATTAGATAATATACCATTGTTTGCACCTAATACATTATCTCTTAATAATGTATGGTTATCCATATCATCATTAAAAGAAGCGTGTGATGTTTTAAAACTATACTCTGTTATATAATCAATATCATCTGGTTTTAAATCCTCATAAAAATAATCTACAATTTTTCCAGGAGACCAATGATCTTCAATTATAATTATAGACGAGTCTTCTATTCTTTCACTGTTACCAGATCTAACAGAGTGTACTTTTAATGGATTTAACTTTGTTAAAACTGGCTCATCAGCTATAATATCTACTTGTACAATAGATTCTGCCATAATAAGAGCATCTTTAAATGCAAGCAGAAATATCATATCAAAGTCTTGTTCTTTCCAATAATGTCTTAATATTTGATTGGCCATCTTTTCACGAACGTCTTGCCAGTCATATTTAAAATAGTCTTCTATTTCTTTAAGTCTTCCTTCTAATTCTTCTTCTGGATAATTAGCTTGTAGAAACTCTATAAGTTTTTGCTCAAGTAATTGTTTTTTATTATTTTCTTTTTCAGTTATTGCATTTTGATTTGTAACTATAACTTTCCAATCAAATCTTCTTTTACTTTCTTCGCCTACTAGTAATTCTATTTTAGGTACAGCAATAGGATGGTGAGGTAAATTATCTGGTATAAAGCTTGCCTCTATATTATTAGGATTAACAGTACTAGTTAAATCTCTAATATCTACAATACCATTATACAAGTTTAGATTAACTACTTTATTCCTAAGAGTTTGTCTTACTGACTCATTATAATAAAAAGAATACCTGTCAGCAGCATCTAAGTTTTTTATACGCCATTCTTTATTTTTTTTGACGTAAGCTAACCTCTGCTGAGGCATTTGTAAATTTTTTATTCTTGACATATCTTATTATATAATCTATAAATATACAAATAAAAAGTATTAAAATCAATTAAAATTATGAAATATTTAATTTATTTTTACGTTTTTAATAGCTATTTTAAATTTAACTCTGTGTTAGACTTAAATTGCTTATTTTCAGTAAAAGAACCATAGTTTTTTCTAAAAAAGGGATCATCCGCTAAACTTTTTATTCCTTCATCTTGGTTATTTTTAGCACTTTGTATTCTTTTATATCTGTCTTCTCTAAGTATAAATAGCATACCTCCTGCAGATACCCTATCAAAGTTACCATCTGCATTCCATTTTATACATTCTTCTATATAAGCTAAACTTCTTAAAGTATGTAAATTTAATTTATTCTCATCTTCTTCCCCAGTAGGAGTACTTATACTTTCCCTCATCCAATCAGCCTGTAATAATCTACCCCATGCATTTATTAGTTTATTAGGATGTGTACCTTTAGCTTTATTTCCATATAAGTTAGTACCTTTTACAAAATCCATGTCTTTTAATATTTGAGGTACATCACACAATAAATGTAATGCATTTTTCTGATCAAAGAAAGAAAATAAACCTTTTAAGTTTGCTTCGTAATTAGCTTCTGCATTATAAAATAGTAAAGTTCTATAAGCTATTTCATATGCCTCTTTAGCAGTTCTAGGTCTTCCTGAGTATTCAGCTACTATCCTATCTGTAAAAGTATCCATTACTAATATACTAAATAGAGAACCACCAGTATCTGAATCTATAGGGTCAATACCTGCTATATATCTTCCTCTAGCAATTTTACCTTCTGCATTTTTTCTTGGCATTTCAAAAATTTCCAATGCTCCAGATCTATCTGCTCCAGAATGTTCATAACTTCTTAAAGGATATAAATCAGGGTCTAATTTCCAATGTACTGATCCATCTTGTGGGTCAATAACTAATCTTCCAACATAATGCTTTGATAAAAAATTATCTCTATTTATAGATATATCTTCTAAATAATCTTTTAAATCTGCTACTGGAAAAACTGTACCAGAAGTTCTCATTACAGCCTCTTGTGGTGTAATCGGTTCTTCTGCTTTTTTCTGTGTTAAAGCTAGTGCATCTGTAGAATTGTACTTAACAGTATGTCTACCTTTTAATATTTCTACTAGTGATTTAATTACGTCTGGTTCCCCTGTAGACTCATCATAACATAGGTTACGATTCATATAAGCTCCCCAAAAAAATCCACATTCTGTCTCCCCGTTAGTATTCTTATCAAATACATTTTTTATGGGATATATATTATAAGCAGAGGGTTTATAAAATAATTTTTCAGAGCCTTCAAATGAAGCGCCCTCAACACCCCCTGTACCACCAGCAAGCATAAATCCAAATGATATATCACCATCCTCTACTGCTTTTCTGTTAACGTTCCAAGCTTTTTCAAGATTGGGAAATAGACCGTCTTCTTCATAATGAATTAATGGTCCTCTAATACCCCTTGCTTTGTCTGGGTTATCTTTTAGTGATATACCAAATACAGATGATAATATACCTTTTCTTACACCATATTCATCTTCATATCCTAATTGAACTTCCATAGCCCTTTTACCATCTACAAGCCTTAGTTTTGGAAATGGTGTATGCTCTGCTATCCAGTCTAAGGTATCTAATACTTTACCCCATATACCTTTGTCTCCTACTAAAAATGTTTTTTCTGATGCTAAGTGAAAATTAGGATTACCTGATCCAGTATGTACATACATATTTCTAGGAGACCAAGCACCAGCCTTAAAACTAAAACCAACACCCCTTGTTTTTAGAAGCTTACCATGTTTACCAGCTTCCTTAGCTGCATGCACATAATGATGAAATAGATAATCACCTAGCCAAGGTTTTGGAAACTCCCTTACCCTGTCAGCTCTTTTTTTACTTTTACCAGATCTTTTTGTAATCCAAATTGGAGCATAATTCCAATAAAAATATAATTCACCTGGTATCCACTCTCCATCTGGTCTTACTAAACCATTCTTCCATTTTTTTAATTCATTTCTCCAAAATTGTGCATAGTCAGATTTAGGGTTGGGATTAGGTATAAGATTTGTATATCTATTATTTTTTTGAAAGAATAGAGCCCTTTCTCTAAAATAATCCATGTCTTCTAATATATGTGGCTTAGCTAAATCTACAACTCTCCTACCGTCTTCATATTCTACTTCCTCTCCTTTATCATTAACATAAGTCATTACAGGTCTATCCTTTATAAAGCCTCTTACTTCTTCTGGGGCTATAAGATTTTGAATAAACTGAACTTGAGATATATATTCAATTAAATCGTTCCAAATTTCTTTAGGTAATGACTCCTTTAATTCTTTAGATAAAGGAGATTGGTATGAATTCATTTTATATTTTACTTCCATAAAGCTCTATCTAATATTATAGATCCAGAGTTTAAAAGTAGTTTTGACACAGATAGTGCGTTTTTAATAGCTGTTTTTGTTACTTTTGTAGGATCAAATATTTTTTCACTCATCATATCCCTAGAAGAGATTTTTAATGAGTAATCTGAATTTTTTTCTATTGTATTTATAGGAGCATCTAAAGCCTCTAATAACTCTGCCTTTATTTTACCTCTTAGATTATAAGATACTAAAGAAAGAGCCTGTCCTCCACCAGGTACTATACCCTCTTCAATAGCACAAGCTACTGCTTTTACTGCATCGTCATATCTATCAAATTTCTCTTTGACTTCTGCTGGAGTAAGTCCACCAACTTTAATTATTGAAATAGAGCCATTTAGATTACTTATTCTTTTAGCAAGTAAATCATCTTTTTTATTTTTATATAGTTCTTTTAATTTATCTACATATACTTTGCATTCTGTTGACAAATACTTTTTTGTTATAATAGTCTTCTCTTTGGATATAGAAATACTATCAATTTTCCCAGGAATAGCATGAACAGTATCATGTCTTACTAATCTAGCACCTGTATATCTTATTAAATCATTAACTAAATTTTTTCTATGTCCACCAAAACCTGGTGTTTTCATTAAACCTATTTGTAATACACCTTTATTAAAATTATCTCTTAACAATATCTGAGTATTAGGATTAACATCATCAGCTATAATTATAACTGGTTTACCATTAGATTCATCAACAGCTTTAGCCAGTGGCTTTAAATTATTTAATGTACCCTCTACTATAAATACAAGTGGGTCTTTATACATTATAGCGTCTTTTTCTGGGTTGGTAATAAAAGCATTATCTAAATAACCAGTATTTAAAATCATACCATTTATAGTTTCTACCTCATCTTCAGTTTTAGTACCTTCCTCTATTTTAACATTGTCAGAATGATCAAAGGCCTTTTGAATTAACTCTCCCATTTTAATATCACCATTTGCAGATATAGTAGCTACTTCTTTTATGTCTTCTTGGTTTAACTCTTCAGACATTTTATTTAGTTCTTTTAATACATTTTTTTCAAGTCTATTAAAATCTTTTTCTACGTCTTTATAAAGTTTACCCTTATCCAATTGATTACATCCATAATCTAGCAGTGCTTCTGCTAAACATATAGCAGTAGTTGTACCATCACCAGCTTCTTCTAATGTCTGCTCTGATACTTGTAATAGTAGTTTTATAATAGCATCTTTATATGGATCATTGTCAGCTATGGCTTTAATAACAGATACACCGTCTTTAGTTACTACTGGTGGGTTATATAACTCCGCTAGTACAGCATAACGACCATTTGGTCCCATAGTTAAAGTAACATATTCTGCTATTTCTTTTACTACGTTTTGTATAAAATTAGTTACTTCTAAATTTCTTTCTTTATAATGTAAGGCCATCTTCAAATGTATTAAATTGTTTACTACCTTTTTTCTTATTGTCGTTGTCTTCTCTTTCTCTAACTACTTCTTTATAAGCATTTTTTAAATCCTTCATTAAGTTTGGTACTTTTTGCAGTGCGGTTGTAATTTTAGAAATGTCATTTACTGGTTTACCATTATTATCTCTTTCATATAATAGTGCTTCAGAGTTTTCCAAATAATTACCTACTGCTTGAGCTCCCTTTAAGGATTGCTTATATAAAGTTTCTATTACACTTTGTCCTAGTTTTTCATATAAAGTGATAGCTTCATTTATTACACTGTCTTTTTTCCACTTACTAGATAGACCAACATCCTTTTTTATTTCTTCTAGTTTTTGACTGTCAGGCATATTTATATAATTAGACCTAATATCAGACCAAAAAAATATAAATAACATTTCTTTTAATGCATTTTCTTTTTCTTTGGTTTTATCTCTATCTAGTATTTTTTTAAATGGAAGCAGTCCCCAAGCTTCCTCAGAGACTGTTAACTTCCAATTTTTAAACTCAAAAAGTTTCATTTTTATATGTCTTTATTTGACTTAGGCTCTTCTTTGGCTAGGTGCATATTGCACTCCTTACACTTTTTTAATTCTTGTTCTAATATGACTAAAGACTCAAAAATAACTTTTGTCTCTCCCTTTAAAATACTAAAAGCCCCCCTTGAGTTAGCCATTTCTAAGCTTTGACTTAGAATTTTAAAAGCATCTTCTACTTTGTTTTCTGATTTATTATTGTTCATTGGTGTTTAATTTTTCTATGTTAAAAAATATGTCTAATCTTAAAAATATAAATCCTATAGATATAAGATCTCCTTTTAAAAATTCATCTGTTAATGTGTTTTGTACTGGTAAGTCCTGGGCTATTAGAAGTCCCAATAGTGACTCTTTAATTCCAAATCTAATACTAACCATTATAAATAAAATCAATTTTATCGTCAGTAATCATACCATAAAATTTATCACCTACTTCTACAGGTTTAATTTTAATTTGTTGTACTGGATTATAAACGTCTTCTCTATTAGGATTATTTACGGTCATAGATTCTAAATCTAAATGTACTTTTTGACCTGGTTTAAAAACATCTTCATTATAGCTTCCAACAGCTAAAACATACTGAACAGGAGAAAATGCACTACCAGTATAGTCTACTTCATCTTCCTCAATTTCTTCAGTATTAGTAGTAATAATTACTCTATTTCTTAGAGGTTTAACAGGAAAGTCCTTGATTAGTTCTAATACGTCATTCTGTGTTAAGTTTTTAATTGTCTCTTCTTCCATTTTTTTTATTGTTTATGCGATTCATAAGTTTTTTTTGATTCTCCCTTTTTTTAATATGAGGGTAACTAACATATAGTTTACCTAAACCTTTAAAATTAAAATTTGTTTTTAGTTTATTTAATTCTTCTTCAGATTGAATACCATCTAGCGTTAATTTTTTTAGTTGCTCATATGCGAATTCATAAGGTGACTCTACTATTTGTTTAACTACATGGTCTGGTAAATTATATTTTAATCCCAAACTATGCATTAATTTTTTTATTTTTTTATCGTCCTTTTTATTCATCTATGATATTAAAATTAAATATTATCTTAAATTCCTTGCTCTTTTTTTCTAAGTTTGGAATATAAGTTGATACAATCTCATTATTAATTATTATATTCTTCTTTCTTAACTGAGTTAAAACATTTTGTAAACTTTGATCTGTTATATCTAACTCTTCTTTTATTTTAGCTTTAGTGTCATAATCAAATACAACTTTCCAAAGTATTTTTTTATTAGTTATTTGTTTTTGTAATTTGTAATGATAATATAACAATAAAGCTAATACATCAATTTGTTGTTTTGTCAGTTTATGAAATACTCTAGTAATTTGTAACCATGTTTTAAAAAGCTGTTTTAATTTGATGTTTAGGCTTACTGCTTTTATATTTTTCATTAGTGTAGTATTTCTAAGCCCTTCTCTGTAATCCTATATGGGCCCTCTGTTAGTTTATTTTCTAGTTCAGCTCTATATGCTTTTTCATTATATTTACTGCCAGTTAGTTCATGTATATATTTTCTAAAATGTACTAAATAGTCTATAGCTCCTAGTTTACCAGTAGTCATTTCAAACTCACTACCTTTTGGATCATGTGCATGAATGCTTTCAAGTATCTTAACCAGTTTTCTTTTTGTAAATGGTGGGTATTTTTCTTTCACTTTTCTAAATAATTAATTATATCTGTTAATACTGTATTTCTGTGATTAGCAGTTAATTCTGTCCATCCTACTAATTTAGAATCTTTTAAAGCTTTTACTATATGCATGCAAGAGCTTTTTCCTATAGATTTATCTATTTGCTGCCAAGAGCCGCAAAAGATAACCTTACTTTCCTTACCAAGTCTGGTAAGTATAGTTCTAAAATCTTCATACGTCATATCTTGAAATTCATCTACAATAACAACTGATTCCATAAATGTGACCCCTTTTGCAACTGATATAGGCATAATCTCTATCTCTCCTTTTTTTCTCATTGACTGTGTATTTTCTTTACCTTGACATACATCTAGGTTTTGTAGTAAAGGAAATATATAAGGGTACATTTTTTCATTGATATCTCCAGGTAAAGTAGATAAACTATTTTTAGTTATAGGTCTAGTAATCCATATTTTATTAAACTGTTTTTTTCTAAATGCTGCTATTGCAGTATATATAGCTGACAATGATTTACCTGAGTTATGTGTCACTGTAAAATCTTCTAGTATAAATAAATTGTCTTTATCTAGCTCGAACCCGTAGAAATTATCCACAGTATCTTTTACTACCTCTATACCATGTATTTTATCATCCTTTATCTGCTTCCTAATATAGTTACTTTTCTTTCTACTTATTTTAATAGGTAACTCAATGTCAGGTCTAAAAGAAATTCTATATACGTCACAATGATAAGTAGGTTTTCCTTTTCGTTTTAAAGTAGCGGTCTTAGTATAAATATTTGTTCTAAATCCTAAACTTCTGCATAAATATACTATATTGTCTGCTAATTCTTTTTCTTTTTGAATTATTTCATACCCTCCTTTATTATTATAATACCCGTCTGAATCTATTAATCCTGCTAACAATTGTAGTCGATTTTTCTTACTATTTATTAAATACTCTTTTGGTATATACTTATGAAATAGTTTAGTACAATTTGTTAAATTATATAAAGATTTAAATGCTTCTTTTAAATCGATTGTAGAATTAGAATCCGCTATATATGTTATATTTTTCCACCTACCTTCAAACGCATTTTCTAGATACTGCTTAATTTCTGGATCTACATTTGTTATAGAACGTATATCATGCTTTGAACCATCTCCTAACCATAATCCTAAATAATAAGGGTCTATTGGTAGAGTCGTTTCTTTAAACTCAAGACAAGGAGCTATATACCCTTTTAATTTACTTTTTCTACTCTTGGTTAATTTTAAGTATTCTTTTACTGATATATTTGTAATAAACTCTTTTACTGGGTGCAATGGTGGCTTAGAGTAGTCAATTACTCTATTACCATTTGTATCAGTAGTACGATGCATTCTTTTTTGAGTCTTTTCATTTAAAGATAAAATATGAGAAGCGTTTACTTTATAATTCTCTCCAGATTTTTGTTTAACGACATACATTTGCTCTTTACCTCTTTTTAAAGACTTTACTTTTCTAGGGGTAGAATCTACTCCCATTAAGAGATCCCCTACTTCTACATTTTGTACTTCTTTAAATTCTCCATTATACATAAGTACTTTAGTCCCTAATGACAAGCAACCAAAATCTCCTAGAACAAAATTTACATCATACTCGTAAAAATTTTTAACAACTTCTTTTTGATCCTCTGATAATTTTACTTTTAGTCTAGGCTCTGTTTTTAATCTTCTTTTTTGTTTATTTTCCTTCATATTATTCTTCGTCTACGTTATCTCTCATTAATAAATAATCATGTATATTTTTATATATTTCTATTTCATTAACAGAGCCACATCTACCACATATATCATTGTTATTTTCATCTACAATAATAAATGCACTTAAACAATGTCTACACGAAGCAACTGGAATATTATCGTATTCTTCTTTAGGTGCTTTTTCCATTATTTTAATATAGTCTTTTAGTTCTTCAACAACACCTGTGTCATATATTGGAAAAGGAGCCATATTATTATAATACTCCATATGATCAAGTGCCTCTTTAAGTAGTTTTAGTTTTTTCATTTTTAGTTATTTTTACATCACCTTCCCAGGTGTTACCTTCTTTATTTATTTTTATTTCATAAGAATATCCATTATATTTTTTATTAAACACTTCCATTTTTTCTTCAAAATAATCTAAGTCGTCTAATAAATCAATTACATTTTCTTTTATTACTTTATAGTGTTTGAACATTATTTTCTTTTTTAAATTCTTCCCATTCTGTTTTGTTTAACATATCTGGAAATCTATCTCCTTTATTACATGATTTATCAGCAAAAGCTTTTTTTTCTGGTGGACATCCACAATAAGGACATTCCCCTTCTTTTATACAGTCATCACAAAGACTTAGTCTATATGCTACTTGTTCTTTTTTATGCTCTGGGTATAAATCAAATATATTAAGAAACATACTATAATGAGCTGATAAAAAAGATTTAACATTATTTAGATTTATTTTGTTGTAGTTTTTGTCTTTCATCTTCTAATACTTTTTCAAAATGTTTAAGTTTTGCTAGAAGTATATTTTTTTCCATTTTATCTATTTTTCTTCCCATATACTTTTCAGCTAACTCTTCTATATTATCTTCAGAGACTTGCTCCTTTGATTTTATAATATCGTATGCTGCATCATCTAATTCAGCTAGAATTCCTTTAATAGCCTTTATTCTTTTTAAATTAAGATTTTTTACTGATTGTTTTTTACCAGCCTTCATAAAACTACTCATTGTCTAATAATTGAATTAATTTGTTATAATCTTCTCCACTTAGTACTTTCATGTCTATATTTAATCCTAATCCTTCTCCATCAAACTCTACTTTTACAAATTCATTGGTTAGATACTTATTTGCAAAGTTAAGTGCTTTTTCTTTGGCTTTTTCTAATTTGTATTTATCAATACTACCATGCTCGTTTAATAATCCCTTTTCTTTAGTTGAGATCATTACTGTAAAAGCATTGTCTAATATGTCTTTTATTTCTTCATTATTCATAATCTGATATGTTTGTTCTAATTTTACTTTCTTTAAGTCCTTTACTATCATATAACATGTTATCTATTATATATACTCCATCATGTCTTACGAAGATCTGTACAGAATGCTCTCTAAAATCATTTTCAGATACCGCTACGTTGATTTCTGTGTTAAGGTTACCTCTATACTTCCTTGTGTAATAATTCGGCCTTAAAAACACCTCTTTTAAGTTTGAGAGTATATCTTGTTTTATTTCTAAGTATTTATTAAATACATCTATGCTGACTCTCTCTCTGTATTCCATTCGTCATTAAAATATATAAAGTTATTATTTGTATTTGTGCAATTCATTTAAGTTTATTTTTTTTAAATCAAAGTTAATTTTTTCTAACGCTGTGTCTAATTCTTCAACCGTTGTGATTTCTCCTAAAAAGAAAAACTCTCTTGGGAATAAAGGTTGATTAAACCAGTTGGTAATTTTTACTTCATTGTTATTGTATAATGTTAGTGATATAACTGATACTCTTTTTTTAGTTCCAGATGTCCTTGTGCCTTCTGCTAAGTACTCTTTCCACCCAGTGTCAATTACTATGTCTTCTTTAACATCTGCATATAAAGTAAAATTTCTGTCTATTATGTTTTGTTCTGTAATCATTGTCTTTTTAGTTGTATTTTACAAAATAGCTATAATATAAAAAATATAGTATATATATAATATATATATAATATATAACTATATATTTCTTTTGTTACTTTTCTTTGTTTGTTCCAAAACTTTTACAAAGGTACAAAATATTTTTGACATATGCAAGTTTTTTTGTAATTATTTTTTAATATTTAGTTTATGAGGTTCATTTATAGATGTTTGGGAATTAAAAATTCCTTTATCTATAGTTAATTCACACCTTTTTATAAAGTGTTTTTTAAAGGTTTCTATGATTTCAAATACATCTTCATTGACACTATATTTAAAACTATCTCTAACAAACATTAATTTTTCTTTATTTTTACTTCTTATAAAAGTTTCCATTTTTATATCACCTCTTCCATGTTTACTGTGTGGAAGTGTTACTCCTAAATCTATTTTAGGATATCTTAGGTTAAACCTACTTGTTGCTAAAATTTTCCAACCTTTTAATATGGTTTCGTCCATTTATTTATTTAATTTTGGTTTTTTTATTTTTTATATTACAAATGTACAAAAAATAATTGACATTTCCAAATTTTTTTTAAAATTTTTTTTGAAATTTTTTTTCATGGATGGTTACGTTGGATAATCTAACAATCACCCCCCACTCTTTTTTGGTTTTGAGCGTACCCCTGGGTACATTTATTAACTTTTTAAATTTTATTACTTATGAAAGTATTTAACATGATTGCTTCTGTAAGAGCGATCACTTCCGAATCAGACAAGATTAGAGCTAACAAGCATGGTGTACTGCCTTTAGTACTTGACCCAATCGCTGGGAAATCACCGAGAGGTATTAACCTTATGGACGGCACCGCTGCTGAAAATTCTGGCGTTGAAGCTGACAATGTGTATGCATTTAAAGTTACTGAGCATGAGCCAGGTGACGAGCGTTTTAACGACAAAGTTGAGGTGAGACAATTTGACTTTCAGAAACAAATCAAACTTACTGAGGAAAAGGCTTTAGACTATATGATGAACAGCCAAGATGTAGTAGTTTTGATTAAGAGTGAGGAAGACAACTATTGGGAAGTGCCTGAAGAGCCTAAAGCCAAAAAAACTAAGAAAAAAGCTAAAAAGGCTAAGAAAGCTGAAGTAATTGATGAGGTAGACTAATCAGCCAATAGGGGGGGAAACCCCCCTTTCATTCTAATGGTGTAACTTATAGCGTGGTCGACCGAAGGGAGACTATGTCATAAGGCTAGTTTAATGTTAACTACAGAACTGATGACTCTTAGTTTTGTTTTTACGTTATTACTAGATGTGTGTGAATCTGATAGAAGAGGTGTTAGGATAGACTATTTAGGAGAGTGAATGGTGTATAATCCACCAGCACCTCTTTTCACACATATTACATTCCTCAAAACTATCATGACTACTTTATTTTATAGCTGTTTTACTAATTTAATATAGAAGTCATGCAAAAAAACCTAAGTGTGAAAATGTTCAATAATTTCAGTTTAGAAATAGCTGATTTAATGAGCCCAACAGTTCCACAAACATCTAATAGAATTAATCATCATGAATTATATGATGAAAGTAATATTAGTTGGATGTACAATTAACTTTATAAATATCTCTAGTGAAAACTACCAGTCAGTATAGGCAGTAGGAGGAAGCAGAGTATTTAAAAGTTAATAACACGAGAAAATCTCTGATGAGTGACTTAAATGTGTATAAATAAAAGTTGAAACATCTTAATGCAATTAAAGTACAGAAAACTCACGTAAATGTAACAATTCCATAATGGTTGTGAGGACAGCAAGGACGGATGCCTTATTGTATTAAGTTTAATAGTGAGAAAATCCTATTAGTTAAAATGTCAGGTTTAATAATTTAAATAACATAATCATGTTATACAAAAAAGACAATAACTTATTTGATGAAGAAAACGAAGTAATCAAATTAGAAATTAAAGTAAATGAAAAACATTATCCTAATTTTCCAAAAGAAGTATTTGTATCTGAATTTAATTACCAGAAAACTATAAATAGTTTAATGGGATTAGATAGTAGTGTTAGAAGAAATTTAAATTTATCTGATGATGAATTTTATAAAACTTGGATAGCTTTTGAAGTTAAAGTGACACATACTAAAGATGATAAATACTTTGGTGTAAATGGTAATACATTAACATATAAATGGATATAATAATTTAAACTCTAATAAAAAATAAGTTAAATATGAACGATATAGACAGACAAGGAACAGCCACTGAATTGTTAAGCGATTTATGGGAAAATCATAATTGTATGATTGGAAAATTTTACATTACTCCAGCTTTAACTAGAGTGTTGATTAATTCCAAAAGACCTGCTGATTATGTGTTTAAAGTTAAGTTAGAAAACAACTTGCTTTTAGTTTGGTAATATTTAAACCTCACTGGATTGTAGAAATACATGAAGGTGAGGTTATAATCTTTAAAATAGTAAGAGAGATAGAATTGATTATAATAATATAAATAACAAAACCATGAGAGGATTTAAACTATCAGTAATCTTAGTATTACTAACATCACTTATTGCATTAACATTTGCAATATTAAAAATGCAAGAAGAAGTACTAATATCTTTAGTAGTATGTATGATATTTACTTTACTATCTAGTATTGTATACACAATAGAAGAAGAGCATTCAAAACACTATTTCAAATTAAATAATAACTCAAAAACAACAAAACAATGAAACAATTATTCTTATTTCTAACATTAGTATTATCACTAAATGTATTTTCACAGGAACAACCTGTAATTTCAAATTCAGAACGTATTATTGATAAATATATTGATAAAACTACAGAGGGGTTTACTAATCTTATTGATGAAGCTATGCCTCTTGCTCAACAAGGCTTTGAAATATCTATTAAGTACGTCTATGCTCAAGGTATTTCAATACTTACAGTAGTATTATTAACTTTTTTTATGTGTTTCTTAACTTATAAAGAGTACATGAGAGTTAAAAAAGAAATAAAAGAAAGTGGAAGTAGATACGGTCCTTATGATGAAGATAATGTAACATTTTTTCTTATTATATTATCAATTTTATCAACACTATTATTAATAGGATCACTTATACTATTACCAATGGGTGTTTCTTATATTATAGCACCAGAATGGCATGCAATACAAGAAATCAGTGAATTAATAAAATAATCTTATATTAAAAGTGAACTGAAACCTACCAGCACTTAAAATATTAGAAGATAGAATATAAATTGTAGTACCATTACTGTTACGATTGCACAGAGTCTGAAAACATATGAGGGCTTTAAGAGTTTCACAACAAACCCTGTGGAAATACTCTTTATTAAGGGCGTGTTTAATGGAGATGTAGAATGGGCTTTAATGTCTACTGATAACTGTAACAATAACATATTAAATCTATCAACTCTACCAACTGTATTTATGGATATGTTGGATAATAATAAGAAATGTAGGCTTAGAAGTAGCCATCATTTAAAGAATAGGGAAATTATATAGCGTGTATACAACGTAAAACAATGGAAAGTTAGAATGATTAAAGACTGAAAACTGTACATGTAAGTTAGTAAGTTTAGTTCTATCCTTTTGGTGTAACAACACATCTTATTAATAGAGTTAGGAGTTCTATTGCAAGAGATAAGCACGAATCATCTGAAATGTAAGGTGTGGATATTATCTCGTGACCATTTATAATAGTTTCTACAGCGTGTAGTTAACAAGCCAATGGCTATTATAGATGGTGCTAATAGTCATAACACTAATGGCGTGTTTGAGTATAATTTATTTTTAGGTAGTTTTATTAGAATTATACAATATGAATAAACTATTGTAAAGGTCTATAGAGTTGTACCTTAAACAACTCTGATTGACTCATAGTGTTAAAAAACTAAAGAGGTAAGCACTGACTAGAAATAGAAGTGCAAGTGATGTTAATTGCGTTTATAAAAGTATAGGTTAGGCAGCTTATACTTATTTATTAATTTTAAAAGTAAATAAGTGGAAACTAAAACACTACAAGAATTAGGTATTTCTACATTCAAACCAGAAGAATATCATTGGAGAAGAAGTCATTTAGACGAAGTAAAAAGTGGTGAATTAATTGGTAAAAAATTTAGAACAACTAAAAATAAAGAATTTGTGTGTAAAAATATTGACAAGGAATATATTTACTTTTTCAATATTAAAATGGAAAGAAAATATGCATTGTTTTACCTACCTACTATCAGGCAATACACTACTAAAGAACAAATACAATTAATAGCTCAAAAATATCCTGGATCTCAACTACATATAGGTAAAGGATGTCAATTACATGGTAATATTGATGCTATATTAACATTAAAAGATGGTACAAAGTACAAAATACCATGGAATTATTAACCTTAAAATTAAACAATATGAAACATTTTCAATTATTTATAATTACAATATGTATTACAATTTTATTGACTGTAGTTAGTGCTATATCAGTATTAGCAGAATATATTATTTTTAGTAAATACGTATCAGTAATTACTTGTTTGTCTGGTTGTATATGTATAGTTATTTATTTATTATATAATGAAGAAGAAAACTAATTAAAATTAAAAACATATGAAAAAAACAAAATTAATTTTATTTATTAGTATATTATTTATTTTATCTTGTAATTCATATAGATATGTAGCTACAGAAACAGTTGTAGCAATAGATAATACATTAATAGTTAAAAGAGGACATCCTTATTATAGATTAATAACGGATAGAGGACATGTAGTATTATCACAAGATAGTGTACAAGTTGGAGATAAAATATTAATAAAAATATATAAATCAAAACAAAATGAATAATTTTATACCTATTATAATCGTAATAATGGTATTTTTATTAGGTTATTTACTAGGACATTTTATTGTTGATAAAAAATTTAAAGTAAATGAATTTAAACTGGGTAATTTACCTAATATACTTGGTAAATTATTTATTGGGTTATTATTCATTTGTACAATTATGTTTTTTATTAATATAATTGTAATTTTATATTACTTATAACTTAAAATATTATATAAAATAATGAAAGAATTACCACCATTATTATTTTCATGGTTAATGCGTATAAGTTTAAGCTGTGAAAATATAATACAAAGAAGAATTGCTTCAAAATTTATTTATAATGCAGTAAAAAATTATAAATTAAATAGTACACAATTGTATATATTTAAATTATATACAGTAGAACCATATAGTCAAATGTTAAAACAATAAAAAATGAGACAAAACAGACATTTTAAACCAAAAGCTTACAGAATTGGTACAAGAGTAACTTCAGCTCACATTGCATATCTTAAAGGGTACATGTTAGGTGATGTATTTATTCCTAATAAATTTATTAGCCCAGCAGGATTAAATTCTTTAGTTGCACAATATGTGAAATCTGAACATTCTAATGGTCGTACACTTAAAGAATGTATGGATATTATTTTAAAGACGTATGCTAAACAATTTAAAAGAAATATAGAAGTTCCTTATACAAAATTGATTAGAACATTTACTGAGGATCAATTAAGAGTAACTGTATGAAAATAATTGAAAAAATAAGTATAATTATTATTACATATTTAATAATTTTTGTAATTATGTTTTCTTTTATGTTATTATTTATAGAGGTTAGTTTTTTATTTAAAATTAACCTCTTTCCAGATATTCCTAATATGTTAGAAAACAAACAATACAATAAATTATGGAAAAGTGAGTTTTTAATTTATTATTTAATATTAAACTCAGTAATATCTATTCAATTTTATATAAAAAACTTTAAAGCAATAAATAAATCAAATAATCATGTCTAAAAGAAAAAAAACCAGGGGGTATGTTATTAAAATCAAACAAATGGTCAGCTGACTGGTTTTACTCTTATAGAAAAGCAAAACATTTATTAAAATATGGTTATTGGAAACCTTTACATTTAAATTATGAAATATATTAATTAAGCAGAATAGTTTAATTAATTAAATTTCATTAATGAATGTATATTATGTAGGAAAACCATTAAAAAACCGTAACTTTAAACAAGTTACAATAGAAGAATGCATTAAGTATCTAAAAAATCAAGATTGTCTTGGTTTAGATATCGAGACTACTGCTAAGTATAAAGGTTTATATGATAATAAATTTAAATCTAAATGGGGTAGCCAAACCACTAACCCAAATAAAGAAGGTTTAGATCCATATTTATCTAAAATAGTCATGCTTCAAATAGGTGATTTAGAAAGACAGTATATTATTGATGTAAGAGTTAATGATATTACTGTCTTAAAACCTATTTTAGAAGATAAAAATATACAATTAGTAGGCCATAATATTAAATTTGAATATAAACATCTATTAAATTATAATATTAAAATAAATAATGTTTATGATACAATGATTGTTGATCAAATATTATTTAATGGTTTATCTAATTATACTTTTAGTTTAAATGACTTAAATAAACGATACTTAAACATTAAAGTAGATAAGACAATTAGAGAGGAATTTTACAATATTGGTGATAAAGAATTTTCAACAGCACAGATAAAATATGGCGCTGAAGATATTATTAATCCTCTAAAAATAAAATATTACCAAGAAAAAGACGCTATTAAAAAAGATGTAATTAATTGTATATCTTTAGAAATGCTGTTTATACCTACAATAGGGGACATTGAATATAAAGGTATGTATTTTAACCAACAGCAATGGTTAAAAACATATGATGCTAATAAATTAGTATTCGACCAGAGACAAAGTGAGTTAGATAACTATGTACTATTTAAACATAGTGATTCTAAATTCATTGAGAGACAGTTAGATTTATTTTCAACAGAACTAAAATGTAATATTAAATGGACAAGTTCTAAACAAGTAATAGAATTCTTTAAATATTTAAATATATGCCCACAAAAAGTCTCTAAAACAACAAAAAAACTGTCATATACAGTAAAAGCAGATATAGTTAGAGCGCACCTTGTAAACATAGAAAATAAAGAATATAAAGAATTTGCAATTAAATATCTTAAATTTAAAGAGTCAGAACAAGCAGTAACTACGTTTGGTACAAAATTCTTTAAATATATTAATCCTATTACTAATAGACTACACAGTAATTATAAACAAATATTAAATACTGGTAGAATAAGTAGTAGTAGTCCTAATTTACAAAATATACCTTCTGATTTAAATTTTAGAAAGGCCTTTGATAGTCCAGAAGGGTGGAATATTGTAAATGCTGATTATAGCGGACAAGAACAAGTAATATTAGCAAATAAATCAGAAGATGTAGATTTACAATCTTTTTATTTAAATGGATATACAGATATGCATAGTTTTATAGCATCTAAAATATATCCAGAATTAAATAAATTATCTTTAGATGAAATTAAAGCTAATCATAAAGATAAAAGACAGATTGCTAAAGCAGCTGGTTTTGCTATTAATTATGGTGGTACAGGGTATACTATAGCTGAAAATTTAGGTATTCCCGAATCACAAGGAGATGAAGTATATAATAGTTATTTTAAAGCATTTCCAGGTCTTAAAAACTACTTTACTAAAGTACAAAACGAAGCATTAAAAAGAGGTTATATTTTAATTGATCCTATTACAGGACGTAAAAATTGGTTTAATAAACCATTGGATCATAAAGATATAAATAAAATTAAAAAAAATGCTTTAAATTATCCAATTCAAGGAGAAGCTGGGGCAATTACTAAACTTGCTCCTATATTATTTAGAAAATGGATACTTAATAATAAACTTGAAGATGTTGTTTTTATCACTAATCTAGTTCATGATGAAATCAATATTGAGGTAAGAGAAGACTATGCAGAAAAAGCAGCTAGAGCTTTAGAAATATGCATGAAAAAAGCAGCAGATAGATGGTGTAAAACTATAAAATTATCTGCAGATGCTGTAATAACAAAATATTGGACTCATTAATATGAAATTAAAATTAACATATACTGAAGTACCACATGGAGGTCATATGTTTTCTATACCTGAAGCTATAAAAATAGAGTTTATAGATACTCCTTCTTTTAAAGCTTTAGACAAATATGTAGCATCATTAAAAGATGCTTATAGACATAAATATAAGAGAGCAAAAAAACCTTATCCACTAGGACATAGATACGTTAGTCCTAATGGAGGTATTAAAGTACAATTGTATTTCCCACCAAAATTTAAAAAAATAAAATGACAAAACCATTATATTATTTTACAATAGATTTAGTAATAGAAGAACATAAACTTACATGTCCTTATGAAATAGCTAATCAAGTTTTAAATGATTTTGGAGAGGAATTTACTGTTTCTGAAATAGTAAACTATTTAAAAAATCCGATTAAAAAATATAAAGGAGTAACAATGAAAGAAATATTTGAGTCATGAGTAAAATAATTTGTCCCGAATGCTTAGGTGCAGGGGAGACTCTTTACTTAGAAAAAAAATTAAAAATTTGTAAAACATGTGAAGGTATAGGAGAAGTCCACCCAGATATAGCCAATACTTTTTTAGACACACTTAACTTTGAAACCGATTATTAAGTCGTGTGTTATAGATTTTAGAATACTTGATCAAATGGGATTATCATTTAATGATTATATTTTTTTAGTTCATTTATATATATATAAAAAGCCTATAAAAATAAAAAAATATAAATATGATAATTTATTAGATAAAAATTTTATAAAAATTAATACAGAAGATAATACAATTATTTTAAGACAGACTGCTATTAATTTATTAGAATATTTAAGAATAGACACATTTGGTACTTATAGAGAAAGAAAAGTATTACGAAAATCTAAACAACAAATTCAATTAGAAGTAGAGGGTAGAATTAATGAATACAGAGAGAAATGGCGTGGCTTAAAAGCTGGGTCTATGGGTGGAAAAAAAGATTGTATTCAAAAATTAGTTAGATGGATGATAAATAATCCTGATTATACCTTCGATGAGATTTTAAAAGCTGCTGATTTGTATTTAAGTACAGAAGGTAAAGCTATTACTTTTTTACAAAGAGCTGACTTTTTTATATATAAACAAGATATTCATAAAAACGAGGCCTCTAGATTATCTGCTTACATAGATGAGTTAGAAATGGCAGAGCCCGATGATTGGACATCAAAATTAGTATAATTATGAGTTTTGATGAGTTTAAAAAAACAATTTATTATACTGAAAAGTATATAATAATACCACCTCTAAGAAGAATAAGAATAGAAAAAACAAAATTTATGATAAAAGGAAAATTTAATCAAAAAAAATTAGATAAATATTTAGAGGAGTTATATAATAACAAATTTAAATAAATATGGCATTATTTGAAAGAGTAAAAACCTCAATTATTGAACGTAAAGATAGATTACTATCTGGTTTAGTTAATTGTATACCTTGGGGGTTACCTAGATTTGAAAACGAATTACCAGGAATAGAACAAGGTAGATATTATTTAATAACAGCTAATAGTAAAGTGGGTAAAGTTTTGCCCCTGTAATTAGTAATAATTATAGTAAAAACAAAAAAAATGGAAATAACATACGATTTATTAGAAAGTATTAAACAACTACCTGTAAAAATAGATTTTATAAAACATAAAATTTCTTTTATAGATGTTTTTAATAACCATGTAACTCAAAATTTAAATGAACCTTTACATGTATTTAATAAAAATAAAGGAACTATAGAGAAAGTATATTTTGCTTATGAGCTTGAGTTATGTGGCAAAGGATCATCTGAAACATATTATTTTATTAATGAAACACGGTTAAGATATGTTATGAGAATTTATAATCACTGTAAAGAAAAAAATGTTTCAATTAATACTAATGTAAATAATCTTGTAGTAAAAGATAGTATTTTAAAAATGAAATATATTAATGAAGACGATTTATATAATAAACATATAGTTTATTTTCATAATATATCAAAAATAAGAGAGTGTTATCTTTATGAATTAAATTTAATAACAGGTGAAAAATTTAATGCAGATTATAGATTAAAAAACTTATTAATCTGTAATACATCTAAACAATCAGAAACGCGTACATTTGAATTTTTATTTACAAATAAGTTAAAACTTAATGAGATAGGTTATGTAGATAAATATTCTTTATTTACATTACAAAAACATCCTGATTGTTGTGGACAGACTATTTCGTATCGACACTCTGATAATTTAGTAGATGTTAGTGAGCTTAAAAATCTTAATAAAAAAGAAAAAGAAGATATACAAGATCAATTTATGTCTTATCTTTTTGTAAAAAGAGGACGTGCTCCTTTAATTAATCATCTTATTGAGTGTCAGTTAGAATCTGCTGAATTTTTATATGAATATATTCTTAATTTAAAATTAAATAGAATATATGATTATATAAATCCTAATACAAGTAGTACTATATATGTAAATATGATTTATTTTAATAATACAGATTTATATAATGAAGTTTCTAATAGAAAATGTTTAAAATATTCTAATGCTTATAATATATTTCTATATTTTTTTGTTAAAAAGCTCGAAAAAAAAGGGAAGATAAAATATGTGCCTTTTTATACTGAAAAATTAAAAAAAAAATTAATTAAAGAACATAAAAAAAGACAAGAAAAAGAAGATAAAGGTATAAGTTTATTATCTTTCTAACGGGGAAACTCTTTATTAAAACAAAATAAAAAAAATTATGCAAACAATATTAAAAAATAACATTGTAAAAACAACTACAGATTGTTGTGCTTTTTGTCAACTAAGTAGAGTAAATAATTATACTTCAAAACAAGATATAAAAGATATATTAACTCAATTAAAAGAAGAAAAAAAGAAAAATACTGAAGTAGGTGTTACTACAGGTAATGGACAAACAGCTGTATTTACAGTAGTTTCTCCTGGAGAACATATGTTAGAAAAAAATCTTATATCTTTAGGATTTGAAAATAAACATATTTTTGAAAGAAGAGTAGGTTATCCTAATACTGGAGATTTAAAATTATATATTAAAAATCTTTAATTATGAGTTTAACTAATAAGCACAATGAACATGTATGGTGTAAAAATTGTAATTTCGGTATTATTTTTAATAATGGTGAAAAAGAACAATTAGGCACTAATAGAAATTGTTTTAGTTCTTTACCTCATTCATTTGATGATATAGAAAAAATATATATACATGATTTTACTGTAAAAACTACTGAAAAATATGAAGATTTTTATATAAAATATATTGTAGATATGTTAAAACTAGAAGATGTAACAATTAAAAAAAATTACTTTGAATTCAAAGCATTTAAAAATCGTTACTTCAACTTATTAGTACTTACTTTAGTAAGATTTTTATTTGAAAGGTTAGGATATCAAAGTACTGATTATCCTAATTATGCGTTACAATTTTTAAATCTATTAAAAAATGGAAAATCTAAATATAGAAATAAATTAAAAAGATTTTGTGATTTTTATTCTAGATTAACAGATCATAAAAATATTAAATATTGGGCTGAAGGACATTCTTTTACTCCATACAAAGTTAAAATAAAAAGTACTAAAGATTTTCTTAATGTAAAAAAACAGGGTATTAACTCTGTTAATAATTTTTTTTATAATGTATAATTTTAAAGACAATCCCGTGCCGTCACTTGATGATATACAAGTAATAGAAGATTTACTTGAAAAAAATAGAATAAGTGAGTTTGATAACAATTCAAGAGATACCTATTTTAAAGGTGTTAGAGATGGTATTTAAACTTTTTTTAAATATTATTCACAAAACGGTGTAGAGACTAACAAGAGCCAGCCTAAACAATGCGATTGTGCTAATGAAAGTAAAATCGGTTGTCATAATGAATGTAATTATTAGGTTGAAGAGATAGTCCGAACTATATGGTGACATATAGAGTGTAACAGAAATGATTACACCTCAAGAGTACTCTGATTGTAGGGGAGAATAGCCCCACTAGGAAAAAGGGTTAATAGTACTAGGATAAGGCCAGAACAAATCAGTAACCCTGCGTGGAATCTTGAATTATATTCAATACCAAAATCCACAAAACACCAGCGTAATGGCAGCTGTTAGGTTCTGTACTCTTGAAGTAACAAAATGAAAACGCAGATAACAGATTGGCTGTTTCTGTATAATACTATTAGACAAGTTATTGATAATAATCTAAACATACGTCTGAAAATATTTTATTTTACTTTAGAGATGTCTAAAGAAGAGAAAATGCTCGCTGCTTTCTCTAACATATTATATGTAAAAGAAGGCATTAGAGTGGCTCCTAAAGACTTAAAATCAACTAAAGCAGATAATATATTATCAGACGATGTTATATATTTAATTGCAAAGTATGAAAAGTACTTTAAAAAAATAGAAGAAATTGTTGAATTTATTGATGATATTAGAAACCCTACAGGTATATTTAAATTTGTAGAACAATATGCTCTAATGAATGGTACATATCATAAAAAAACTGTTCAATTTGTCAATAATAAAACAGGAGAAAAATATAATAAAAAAGTTAATGATTATTATGAACCAAATGATTCTGAAGAATATGTAATGGTGATAATAGATCATATTAGTTTAATTAGTACAGAAAAAAAAGATGGTAGACAAATGAATTTACATGAATCTATTGTACAATTATCTTCTGACTATCTAATTAGACTAAGAAATAACTTTAATTATATACCTGTAGTAGTTCAACAACAAGCATCTTCACAAGAGTCTGTTGAAAATATGAAAGCAAACAGATTAAAACCTACTTTAGATGGTTTAGGTGATTGTAAATTAACACAAAGAGACGCTAATGTTATTTTAGGTGTTTTTAGTCCTTTTAGACATGAAATACCAATGTATCAAGGTTATGATATAAAATTTTTTAAAGATAATATTAGATTTTTAGAAATTCTTGGAGGCCGTGAAGGAGGTGGAGGTACTATATCTCCATTATATTTTGACGGCGCTGTTAATTATTTCAAAGAATTGCCAGAGCCAAATAATCAAAGAATGTTAGAAGATGTTTATAATTTTATTAATAATACAATAAGAAATTAAAAAAAAATGAGTCAAGTTAGATTTATTAGTGACTATCATTTTAGTCATGCTGTAGTAGCTAAATATCGTGGGTTTGATGACCCCTTTGAAATGAATGATCATATTGTAAAAGAACATAATAAAATAGTCCATAAAAGAGATTTAACTATTATATGTGGTGATATTACAATGGAAACAAATAAATGGTATTTCTACCTTGACCAAATGAATGGTAGAAAATGGGTAATACTAGGTAATCATGATCGTGCTAAAGACGTTCCTGAATTATTAAAGTATGTTGACAAAGTAGCTGGTATAATTAAATATAAAGGTATCTTTGTCACCCATTGTCCCATTCATCCTCAAGAATTAGAGTATAGAGTTAATCACAATATTCATGGTCATTTACATGAGTATAATGTAACTAAAGAAATATTACCTAAAACTAGAGATACTAAAATGGGTACGCCAGATAAAAGATATAAAAATGTTTGCTGTGAGCAAGTAGATTATAAACCTAAAACATTAAAAGAACTAGGTATAATAAGATAATTATGGAAGTCCCGTGTTTAGAACACATTGAAAGTACCAAAGGTATTAGAAGTACAAAAAAACCCCATGTGAAAAACCTTGTAAATATTGTATTTATTCGGAAGCTAAAAAAAGAGCTGCAAATTATATGAGATTAAAAAAGTAAATTATGGTTAAATTAGTTCAACCTATACAAAGAAAATCTATGCTAATAAGAAAATCAGGCAGAAGTAGTGACTATATCAGTCCTTCTTTTGGTTATGGTTGCTTATTAGATTGCCTCTATTGTTACATGAAAAGACACACACCTACAGGACTAACTGTAGCTCAAAATACAAATGAAATATTAACTGCTATCAATAACCATGCGTTTTTTGATACAACCCCAAAGCCAAACCAAACAGATCCAACTTATATTACTTACGATATAAGTTGCAATGAAGATTTTGCTTTACATCATAAAAAACATGATTGGGTTAGAATATTTGATTTTTTTAAGGAACATCCTATAGCTAAAGCAACTTTAGCCACTAAGATAATTCCTGAGCCATTTTTGAGTTATGATCCTGAAAAAAAAGTAAGAATTAGATTTAGTCTTATGCCTCAGAAAATATCTACATTATTAGAACCAAATACCCCCAGCATTCTTGATCGAATCAAGGCTGTAGATGGTTTTATTGATGCTGGGTATGAAGTACATTTAAATTTTAGTCCTGTTATAGTGTATAATGGTTGGTTAAAAGACTATGAGGAATTATTTGAGTATGTCAATACATATATAGACAATAAAGATGAGGTTAAAGCAGAGGTTATCTTTTTAACACACAATAAAAATAAACATATTAATAATACAATAAAAAATGAAAAGGCTGAGAGATTATTATGGAGCCCAGAAATTCAAGAGGCTAAGATATCTGAGTACGGTGGGGAAAATATAAGATATAAATATATGTTAAAAGCTAAGTTTATAAGTCAATTTAAATTTATACATAATAAAATTATACCTTGGAATACAATAAGATATATATTTTAAAATACGTTACAAAAAAATATGGACTTAAATAAACAAATTGAATTATTAAAACAAGCTTTAGAAAAGACCACTAATTTTGATGATGAACAAGAAAAAATTGATTTTATTCTTGATGTGACAAGCGAATACAAGCAATTGTTGTTACCCAATGTTGTAGAACAAAGCAAACAGTTAAAGTGCCATCATCAATATATGAATGCAGGTACTTTACAAGGTAAAGCAATGAAGAAATGCTTAAAGTGTGGTGATTATGTTAAGGCACTTTAATTGCCTACAACGGTTTGTGTATGAGCAGTAGCCTACACGAACCAAGCAAATAGAAACGAAATTAAATATTAAACAACTGCAATAGTAAAAACGCCTAACGGCTATTGCTTATACACATTGTTAGGCATAGTAATTTTATGGACTTATATAACGTAGAAATAGAAGCTGCTTATGATGCTTCATACGAAGGTGAGATTAATAAAAGTTATAGTAGATTAGTTTTTGCTAATTCTGAAAAAGAAGCTATTGATTTTGTCAATAAAGATATTGAGTGGGCAAACAGTATTTACAATAGAGAAAAAGCAAAAACGGCTTTTAAAATTGATTTCGATAAAGTTAAAAGAAAACGTGTTGTTGGGTATTATTGTGCCTAACGGTTTGGGTATGGATAGTTGCGGAATAAATAACATAAAATTAGAATTATGAAAATACAAATTGAAAACTTAAAAGCTCAAATGCAAGGCAGAGATTTAAATATATATCAAAAAGCCGATGCGTTAATTGAATTTAACAAGCTGCTTGAATATGTAGAAGAACTTGAGCAATTATCTATATCTCGTAATGCTAACTGTACTTGTATATGAGTAGTAAAATAAAACGGTAAATTAAAAAACAGAATTATGAAAAATAAAGAATACTTTTGGACTATGAAAAATGGCGAAAAGATAAATGTTGATGATATGACGGAAAGCCATTTAAGAAACGTGCTTAAACTAATAATTAGAAGAAGTGAAGATGTGCCTAAGACTTGTCCACACAATATTGAGGACGCTATGGATATGGTAAACTATGATGATACGCCATTTTGTGATGATTGGATGTGGAAGTAGTTTTATTTTATTACTTATATACATTGTTGTGTGCCGAAAGGCTTGTAGT